TATTGTATGCTGCTTCAATCTGGTCGTAATTAGCTAATTTAGCGCCAAATGAACTACATACTGCTTGTGCGTCTTCGTAAGAATATTTATTGTTAGAAACATTAAACACTTCATTTTCACATTTTGGTAATTTAACTGTTTCTTCTTCCTCTTCTGGTTGAGATGTTCTTAAATAATCAAGAATATTAATATCAAAAGTCTTTTGCATAAACACAACAATCGCATTTAATAGCAAACTAATCCATGCAGTACCTTCAATTAATGATATAAAGAAGGGTTTTGTAGAAGATGACATTGGAAGTCTAAATAGATAAACAACAATGTAAAGAGAAATAATAAATAATGGAAGAGCAATGAGATTATTCGAATTTTCTAAAAACAATAATACATTATCATACAGAACAATCATGTCCTCTGTAATTTGTTGTTGGGATTTAGATGTGTAGTATGAAAGAATAAAAATAAATAAGCTTACAAAGAAAATGAAATCCAATGTTCTACCTAAATTAGTTTGAAATTCATCAGGAGTTTTTCCTTTATTAAAAAACGTTCCTAAAACATAATATACTACAATGTAAATAGCTAAAAACCATATTAATACAAACATATTTGATGAATTAAGATACTGGCTTGTTACATTTTTTAATTCACTTGTTTCGGCGGTAGCCTCCTCAGTTTTTTTAGTAGTAGCCTCCTCGGGTTTTTTAGTGGTAGTCTCCTCAGTTTTTTTAGTGGTAGTTCTATTAGTCTCTTCTGTAGTATCCGTATCTTCATCGGATTTGTCAGTTTCGATTCCTTTAGTTACATCTCTTAAATGGGTTTTGGTGTCTTCCTTATACTGTGATTCAGCCGCATTATCATCAATATAATCAGTTTCTGTATTATCTGGATTATAATCAGTAGCCATTCTTGTTTTATACTATATTTATTTATTTTTTTTACGATAAAATAAACAATATGCCATTGATGTAACAACCTTAGAAGGGTCTTCAACCTGTTCTATTATATTATCATTAAAATGAATCCATTTGTTACTCGCGTGTTTTACAAACGCAGTATAATGTCCGCCATTTGTACCTCCATTATGGTTACATACTCCATATAAATCATATACGTATGACTTAGGATTATAACCAAGAACATATTTTGATAAGTCAAGATTATCAACTGGAAAGTCTATCTTAGTATTTATTTTACGTTGTCCGTCAGGAGTAAACCTTTTCAAAACAATAACCAGAATTTTGGGGAAATTCCAGAAAACAACATTTTTTTTAACATCTTGCTTTGTATTTATTTCTTCGTTAAACCATGCGTTATCTCCTTCAAGAATATCTGGTTTAATAAATAGATTCATACAGTCATATATAGACGACTTTACAATATTTCCTTCCATGATAGGTAAATCCAATATAAAATAAGATTCGGGTTTCAAAACTAATGACTTTTTACCATCAATATCGGTTATTTGATTTACATAGATTCCATAATATAAATCCACGATTTCAGAGTATTCAGTACTATATAAATGTTGAAGTAATTTATAACATTCTACAGCAAGTTTATCAGTCATATTTTCGACATTACCTGATATTTTCATTTTTACCTGACGAGAAATACTTGTATGCATACATTCGATAATAAACATAAAAAATTCAGGCATATCATTTTGATTATATCCCGAAAATAATTCTTTACCTTTCTTGTTAGCAAGTTCATGTGTTATATGAATAAATTTCTTGGGTGTTACCACACCGTTACCACTCCACATTACCTTACGTAATTCATCCCATGCTAATGTTGCTTGACTTTCAATAATATCCGTTTTTAAACATTCTTTATATTTACTCGAATCAAAAAAGTCATTTAGTTCATATGTATGATTTATCATTTGCATACATGCGTTTAAAAAACATGTATTTCCCATGTTTTCCATACCAGTAATCCCATTCGTTTTATATTTAGTTAAATCCATTATAAAAGGTATATAGACATTCCTTTACACCATTTATAATAAATATAATTAATATGAATACTAATTTATTTAATTTACCTAATACACCACGAAATCATACAACAACAAATAATAGTTTAGAAAATAATCAGCGTTCTGTGAATGATATAGTACATATATATCGCGATTTAACTCATGGTATGCGGGATGTTATGACTGGATACAACAATGTTATAAATAATTATAATCAAAATATAGCCAGGTTTTTATCCACAATTAATGAGTATAGAAATGACGTTAGAACAATGCGTTCACAATTATTTAATGATTTACCACACCAATCCCTCCCGAACGCACCATCAACGCCAATTCGTTCATCTCAAAATACCACACCACGACCTCAAGTAAGACCATATAGAACCCGGCCAACCAATACATCTACAATGGGTACTACTGAATCCCGTACATTTTCTTCTCCAGAATCATTATTTTCCAATATTTTTACATTCCCTATAAATACGGGTGCACGTAGTTATGAAGACGTTATAGTTTGCCCGACACAACAAGAAATAGACAATGCGGTCGAAGTATTTAATTATACTGAAAATGACTCGCAAAATCATCATAGTTGTCCTATTACTATGGAAGAATTTGTTATAAATGATCGTGTTTCAAGAATACGTCATTGCGGACATACATTTCGTGAAGAAGCTATAAACAATTGGTTTAGATTAAATGTTAGGTGCCCCGTTTGTAGATATGACATACGCGAATATACAAATAATAATGACACAATGGATGTATCTGATAATGATATAACGGATGCATCTGGTAATACTATTGATATATCAAGTTCAAATATCAATGCAAACATAAATGATATTACAAATCAATTAACCACTGAACTTACAAATTTGTTAACACAAGCATGGCGAACACAATTACAATCAAATATGAGTGATAATTCCCAAAACCCAATATTTAGTTTTGACATACCAATCACAGTAACAAGCACTTACGAGAATGAATATGATGAGGATGACGACGATGACCTCTAAATAAAAAATATGACAATTATACATTATGTGTCATATTTTTACATGTTATAGAACTGAATCCGTTTACTTAGGCCTGGTAAAGAATGTATCTAATGTTTGAATCCTATTTTTTGTATTGTATATTTTGCTAAGAACTTTATCAAATAATAGAATTTTTATCTTCGCGCTACACATTTTTTCTTTCTTTTTCATGAATGTTTCTAAGTCGTGACCTTCGGCTTCTAATTTTTGTAAGTCTTTATTAAATGTTTTGATTGCTGAACGTTTATTTTGCATAGTCCATATTTGTTCTAATGCCAATCCAAATAATTGCTGGAGTGGTTTCATTAACTGATTTGTAATATAGTGAGTATAATCAATCTGTAATTTATTATTTACAATAAATTCTGGAGTTTCTATTTTATCTCCCATTAACGCTTTCGGTTTGTCATTTACAACAAATACAAATTTCATTCTGTCTCCTGGTTTTGGTTTATTTCCTGGGTCACGTTGTCCTATGCGATTTGCCAGAACATTATGACCTATTTGATTTGGGTTTTTATAATAACCCTTAAGTGCTTTTGTAATCATGAGCTTATCCATACTTACCTTACCATCAATTAAATTTTGTAAAGCCGTTTCTAAATACTTAATTGCGTCTTCTACATTATTACCTTTCATGAGAATATCTAATATGTCACCATATACATCTTTCAAGTAATCACATGAATCGCGACGTTTAATAGAAAGTCCCATATATTTTAAGTACCCCTTATTTGGGTCATCTTCGTATAAAATACCAACATATCTCTTTTTAGACAGCAATATGAACGGCATAAGTGTTTTCTCATATTCTAAAAACATAGGGGCTTTCAAATAATTACTACATACAACTTCTATGTCTTTTGATATTTCAATCGTACCTTCTAATGCTTTTTTACCGCGAATCTTCTCTCCGGTTTCTGGGTGTTCCAGATTTAATGTATAAAACACCGAATCGGTATCACCATAAATGTATTCGGCACGACATCTCATTGGACCATGACATTTGGTATCATATACTAAGTCTCCGTATATTTCTTCAATCATTCGTCGTGCATACATAATCATCATACGACCAGTAGCTGTAGTAGAAGCCGCCACATCTTTTTCATAAAAGGTTGATGTCCTCGCTCCACATTGACCGTATAATGAATTTGCGGTTACTTTATATCCAAGTTGTCTTTTATCCAGAATGTTTTGCATAAATGGGTCTTTCTCTGTCTTTATCATTGTACGGGTGTCTTTTCTGGCTTTTAATAACTCTTCTAAGATAGAAGGCATAATTGATTTTTGATTATCTGGTAGTTGAGCCCATCTACATGTCATACGTCCGACTTTTGTCTTTACTTTTCGCGATAAAGGATTTTTTGGATTTCTTAAGTATTCATAATTATCATAGTCAATATCAATATACTGGTAGTCTGGTAAATTGTCATATATAAAATTGCCATCTTTATCACGTTCACCTGTAACATGTATTAAATTATCATCCAAATCATAAGTCTTCGTCCATACCTTACTATCGTGAGAATAGTTCTGACTAATCATTGAAGATGGATATAACGAAGAATAATCTACACATGCTACTGGATTATCCATATACATAGAACACTTGGGTGGAAGAACAATCGCACCTTCATATCCTTCTTCTTTGTATGTCTTTTCCAGGTCGGGCATGAGTGTATTCTTTTCACGACATTTTTTAGCAACATAACTGGTTAATTTGATACCTTGTCCCCTGAATATCAGGAAATTAATGGGAACGCTACAAATACTTGCCATCTCTGTATATCCAGTAATAACATCGATTTTATTCATCAAATGATGGACGAGGTTACAATCTTGAATACAATATTTTGCAACAATTGCTCTGTCACTCGATGACCCATTTGCCAATCTGAAAATATCTTGTGGAGTGACATCATCTTTAGCGGTACCCCATTTAAGTGTTTTGTTACCTTCTATCTCGCTCTCGTGATTTGCTATCATAATAACGTTAAATGTATTGGTTTTGTCATTTTCGGTAACTTCTCTTCCGAACTCAATATCCAAAACCTTGAATTTCTGACCGTTTTTGTAATAATTTGTGGTAACCCCACTGAATTCAATATGGATAAAATCGTTCTTATGTAGTCCAGCCAAGTTCTTACTGTAGAGTTCCGTAACATCACCATATTCCGGATGGCTACAACATACTACTTTTTTGATACTATCACTAATATACTGTCCGGCAACATCATCTAACTTGTAAGAAGACAGATTAAAGTCACGTCTGAAATACGCATACATATCAATTTGTAATCTACCTGTCATTTTGAAATACCTCAAATCGTAATCTCCACTTGCGATTTGCATTTTGGTGTTTTCAATATTCAACTCTCTGGTATTTCTATCTTCCTTCGCACACATTTCATTGATTTTTCGCGATAGTTTTAAGAACTCTCGCTCACATTTATTTTCTTGTGCTCTACGAAACATGAACTCATAATCAAACCCAAATATATTATACCCAATCATAATATCGGGATTTTCATCTTGAATTAGCTTAGCCCATTTTAACAACACATCTTTTTCGGTTTTCGCAGTTTCAATAATAGCACCATCTACATTATCGCACGTGCCAAGAACCACACAATGATTCATATATGGTTCAGATTCACCATACTTCATAAACGTTGAACCGATAAACGTAACTTTATCACCTTCAAGTGGTGGAAACATTAGTGTGATTACTTCGTTAGATAGTTGTATCTTCTCTTCGCGGTCATATTTATCACTAAGGAGTATATCTATAATAGTGAACTTTTTATTTGCTTTTACTTTTTTTTCGTAATGTTTATATGTGTAACCACCTTCACTGTTATCGTTTTGTACCATCTCGTCACTGTCTCCACCAGCACCTTGTGTTTGGTAATCTTGGTTTATTTTATCAAAAATGCGGTCAATTTGAAGTATCTTTGAACTTTCATCATTTGAAAGGTCTTCCTTTGCTTTCTCTATAGGGATTTTTGAAAGAGCCTCAATCTTATCTTGAATAAACTCTTTGTTTACTTTTGATTTCGGATAAACTAAATCCACGTCATCAAATTTACCAAATCCAAACGCAGCCATTACACATTTACTCAATAATGTCATGCTATTGTTTTTATCCAAGAAACGCAGCTGTTGTAGAAACGCATCAACCAAATTAGCAGCAAACCTCTTATATGTCTTAACTGGTATAGGAAAATCACCATGACTACTACTTGCTTCAATATCAAAACTACATATTTTAAATGGAACACGAGTTTCTTTCTCCGGCATAGGTGTAATATCGTTTAGCGAACATTTATATTCATACTTGCATGTAGTAGTCGAAATAGGTGGTTTAATCATTCGTGATGTATTAAATGATATCCATCCGGAAGGACTTACTGAATTAACATGGAAATATCTTAACAGAGGTGGTATATTGCTTTCGTATAATTCAATCTCTAATTTCTTGAATACTAAGTTTGTACGTTTACGAATATTTTCACCAGTTCGTTTATCGACCACATAGTCAAACCATAAATTCTTGGTTTTATTCATACTCGTAGTGTTTTTGAATACCAACTTGATAAATTTATGCTTTCCACCACCAGAGAATCCATATAGTTTATGATGGTCTACTAATGTTGCTGATATAATAGAATCTTGAAACATCTTTCCTACCTTTTTCTTCAATTCATCTATAAAACAACGTTTATCATATTCCGACCAATTATCACCTACCTTTACGAAGAAGAACGGATTATAATCTTCAACGTATAAACAACATGTCTCGCCCTTTTCATTTACACCGAACATTTGAATGATGAATGATTTTTCGTCTTTAATAGGTTTATAATTACCACCGGAATCATCACTATCATCGTCATCTATAGATACACCTTTGTCTTCATCATATACATTGAAATCAAATAATCGAAAGGATTTTCGAATACCCATCTTTTTCACTGTTTTCGATGACATTGTTGTTTACTAATAATATATACCGATTGGTTTTAGATTTTTTTAATTTAATATGTTTTATATAAGAAATTCAATTTTACATCATTTACGTGGTATCATGTAAAATATCTATCGTCGTTTGGAGCGAATACTTCTATTCGTTTTTTTTATTTTAGATTTGACATATCCGCCATTATGCGCTTTAGCCCAGTTTATCATTTCAGATGCGGTTCTACTTCCATTATAGTAATCTGCATTTCCATTATGTACTTTAAACATTGTTGGGTATCCCATAATTTCAATATGTTCTCCTTTTAATTTGTTATCTTCAATATCTCTAATCTTTGTGTCTTTATCAAAATCAGAATCTTCTATCTCGATAGTTTCAATATCCATACCTAACCTGTTTTTCATTTCATTCCATTCTGGTTTCATTGTTTGACAATGGGGACACCAATTAGCATATATTAAAACAATTGTACTTTCGTCTTTGGTTTTCTTTTTATTAGATTTGGTTACTTTCTTTGTTTTATTTGCCTTTTTTTTTACTGGTGTAGCCTTTGTATTTTTAGTGGATTTCTTTTTAGATGTTGTATTTTTAGCTGGTGCCATTATATATTAACAATAGAAAAAAACGATTGAAACTCATTCTTTTCCTAATATATATTATAATAATTATGAAAAATACAAAACTATTCGTCATACTTTTCTTATTGATAGTATTTGTGCTTGGACTGTTTGCTACTATGTATTTTAATCCATCTAATACAAACGAGAAAAAAGATATTGAGAACATGGAACAACAACAATCTGGATGCCCTGACATGTTAGTAAAAAAAGGACAATCTTTAGCACTTTATAATACAAATCAACCTGTTATGGAAGGAAAGAACCCTATTTTATTCCAAAGTTTAGATGATTATATTGAATTTGTACGCATTCAAGAAAAGAACGGAATCAATTGCCCTATTCTATATTTACAAGAAGAAGTGAATACACAAGGTGAGAATGTTTATCGTATGCGTCCAAGTCCATTTGACATGCAAGGTGGATTACCTACCACAACTCCTGAAGTAGTTGAAATATCAGATGCGAATCGTACAAACTTCCCATATAATGAGAACAATTACCCCGGGTTTGACCCAGAAGGTCAATATGTAGGCATTTATACCAATTTAGACGCCGTACACGATTCTACTAAACAATCAAATAATAGTGACAACCCAATGGACCCTAACTGGGGAGGAGTAGAATATACCAGAACGGCAGTAAAATCGGGTAAATATGAAGATAGAGAAATTACAAAACCCATATTTGGTAGAACTGTAAATACGTCACTCGTTCATGAATTGCCATCTAATGTAGAGAAACCAATCGATATTCTTTAATTGTATGTTTTCATAGAGAACATAAACATACAATTAGTCTGTGGAAGTATCAGCTTCCATTTCAGTTACTGGTTTAGTATACAATAAATATTGCCGTATATTTTCCAGGGAAGATTTACTAATTTTACGAACTTTTCCATTGGAAGTTGCGGTGAATGTATCAATACAGTGTGGATTTGATTGTAACTCTTGTATGAAATGATTGAAAGATGTAAAATGACTCATAATAGCCATAGCGGTTACCGAACTAATGCCTGGAATCTGACATAATACAATTTCACCAATGTTCTCGGGCGTAACGTTTTCTTTCTTTACCTTCTTTACTACAGAACAATAATCACTACCACTCGGTTCTTCTTTGTGTGTAACATTTGTATCTTCTTGGTCTCTGAGACGTAACGTTCCAGCAAATGTTTGTGTTAAGTAGTATGGAATACGTCCTTTGCCAAATTCTCGTTCTATCTTATCAGCTGTAAAAATTAACCATTCTGCGGTTTCATCAACGGTTGATGTTTTATATAAACTAAACCCTTTGAAAAAATGTAAAGATGTCATTGAAGAATACACTATTTTCTTTTCGAGTGGAGTTCTCAATTGAGAAAATAAACCTTCTAATAAATATACAACAGAATGCAGTGGATATCCAGATGAATGTATTAATCTATACGACTGTTCTTCATATCTACCATCTTTAATGGATGCTAATAAATCTGTATAGGTTTTACGCTCTATTAACATAACCTTTTTACCTTCATCTGTTTCAAGAAGTATATCCCCAAGAGGAAGTACACGTTTCTCTAAAATAGCAAATGATGGAGTTTTTAAACTACTAAGTCTTGCGTCTAATCTATCGTATAATGCGCGTTCGCGTTCATCAACAATTATTTTCATGATAAGAATATAATAAGTGTATAAGAATTATTATATTGTTTTAAAAAGTATTATTTAACGCCAGACCATTGGGCTGACACCAATAGGACGAGATACCTTAACGTTGGGGTTAGCAGTATCCTTAACCTTCTTTAATCCGTAACTTGCGAAACGAACGCCTAAAGCAGATGCTCCACCGATGTGGATTGCTGCGTATGCGTCTTTTCCAACTTGGTGTGGAAGACCGGCTTTCTTACTTCCACCTTGAGAATTTTGATTAGTTATACTGGCCGTAGCCGACACTCTTTTAGTAGCACTTAATACCATAATTATATATTTACTAAATATTTTTATTTGTTATTTATTAAATATACTATAAACGCATCCAATATGAATTAACGCCAAACCATAGGACTGACACCAATAGGACGAGAAGACTTAACATTAGGGTTTGCAGTTATAGCGACCCTCTTTAATCCGTAACCTGAGAAACGAACACCTAAAGCACTGGAACCACCCATATGAATTGCGGTATATGCTTCGCGACCAATTTGATAGGGAAGACCTGCCTTTTTGGGTCCTCCGCCTGAATTTTGATTCACAATACTTGACACGTATGTTGTTCTTTTAGAACCACTTAGTACCATATTTTATATATTTACTAAATATTTTATTACACTCCGAATATATTATAGTAAAACGATATAAACTGATTAATGCGTACTATGTTATAACATTCATTTTATTACCAGATAAGAATAAAATGAATACCGACGAAGATATCCGAATTGAAAAAAACATAAACGGTGTAGAATCATACATATTTGACCCATATAATCCATTAAATAAAGTAATTACTGAAGACGAAATAAAAGGAGTATTGTCTAATTATGGTATAAACGCGAGTATTTATAATTCGATGTTATACAAACGTGCGTTCGTACATCGTTCGTATATTAAACGCCCTGATATTGAAAATGAATACAACAATATTACAATTGTTCCTCAACCAGAATATTGTTTACCGTTATATACTAAATCAAACGAACGATTAGAGTTTGTGGGAGATGGTGTATTGGAATGCATTACCAAATATTATTTATATAAACGTTTCCCAAAAGAGAATGAGGGGTTTATGACTGAAAAAAAGATTGCCCTTGTAAAGAATGAAGCAATCGGAAAAATAGCATATGAGATGGGATTACATAAATGGTTAATTTTATCTAAACATGCTGAAACAAAGCAAACGCGAACAAATCTAAAAAAACTGGGTTGTTTATTTGAATCATTTATTGGGGCTATGTTTTTAGATTTTAACAAAATATCAGTTAACGATGATGAGAATTGGTTTAGAGACGTATTCGCAACGGGTCCTGGGTTTCAAATGGTACAAGTGTTCGTAGAAAGTGTGTTTGAAAAGCATGTAGACTGGATAAGTTTAATTAAGAATGATGATAATTACAAGAATATTTTACAAGTCAAAATTCAGAAAGAGTTTAAAGTAACTCCACATTATATGGAAGTAAGGGAACATGATCCAGATACAGGATATCATATGGGGGTCTATTTATGCTTAGGCCAGCCTATTCATAGTGTAAAACCAGAACAATCCATCTCAATCACCGAATTTCATAAATATACAGATATACATCAATACATGTCCCAATACAATCGTATTTTCGTGTTTATGGGTGAAGGTATCCATAAAATAAAGAAAAAAGCAGAACAAATCTCATGTGAAGATGCTATTCGTAAATTAAACAATTTTTAATATTTACTTTGATTGACAAAAACAAAATAAATATAATTTGTATTGTTACTATATACATATTATACGGCGATGAATATTCCAAATACATATTTAGAACTATTACAAACCAAGGTAATGCCAAATACACAAACCGGAGTAAAAATAAGGTTTAATGATAGACAACAAATAAATGATTCTAATTCTGTAGAAAATATTGAAAAACTTATTGAAGACGAACCGGTGAAGTCGAAACCATTTACTATTTTAGATAAACGACGTAGTTCTACTGTAAATCGTGATATCATTCTTGATAAGTTACGCAAACAAGACGTTTTTGCTGTAAAACCACGTCCAAGTGATATTAATAGAAATTTGTATGTTCCAAAAGATTTACCAGAGCCAGTATTAATAGATAATCAATCAGTAAGTAAATTAAGTACTGATATTGTAATATCAGAGGATGTTCCATTTGAAGAGGAAAAGGGCGAAGAAGAATCAGATGAAGAAATATTTGATATTCCTTCTCCAAAAGAGATAATTGAAGTTCAGGAAGAAGAATTACAGGAAATTACACAGTTAACTGAATTAGAAGAACCAGCTAAACTGGTAGAAGAAGTACAGGAAGAGAAAATAGATGAAATTATTGACGAACCTAAAAAACGTGGAAGAAAACCAAAGAAAAACGCAATAGAACCAGCAGAAGAACTACCCGAAGTTGACTTAACAACCGCAGTTATTCGTACTCAAACGGTAGCTGATAGATTACCAAAACAGCGTGAGAAAAATATTATTGTTGCTCCCCCATATTATATGAATAATCGCAAACTATTTATTCAAAAACTAAACAAAATACTCCAACCAAGAGAACAAGAATTACTTAATTCGGACGACTCCGTTAGTTGTGATAATAGAGGTGCTTCTGAAGAGTTTTCATTACTTACCCATCAACGTATAGTAAGAGATTATTTAAATCTATACACTCCTTATCGTGGATTACTTTTATATCATGGTCTTGGATCCGGTAAAACCTGTACTTCTATCGCTATAGCAGAAGGTATGAAAAGCAATAAACAAGTGTTTGTACTTACTCCAGCATCATTAAAGATGAATTTTTTTAGTGAGATGAAGAAATGTGGTGATGATTTATATAAAAAGAATCAATATTGGGAATTTATTTCCATAGAAGGTAATCCTGAATATTTGACCGTATTATCAAAGGCTTTGTCATTACCAATTGATTATGTCCGCAAAAATAAGGGTGCTTGGTTAGTAAATATAAACAAAGAACCTAATTTTTCTGAATTATCTTCTGATGAAAAAACATCTGTTGATTTACAGTTGAACGAGATGATCCGTTCAAAATACAAGGATATAAATTACAATGGGTTAAATATGAATATATTAAATAAGTTGACCGATAATCAAACCCGTAACCCTTTTGATAATTCAGTAGTAGTTATTGACGAAGCTCATAATTTTGTAAGCAGAATTGTGAATAAAATCAAACAAAAAAAATCGATTTCCTATATTCTGTATGATTACTTAATGAAAGCTACAAATGTGAGAATCGTATTATTGTCTGGAACTCCTATTATCAATTATCCAAATGAAATCGGTATTTTATATAATATATTACGTGGATACATAAAGACATGGAATATGACAGTTACCGTTCAGACTTCTCAAAAAGTAGACACAAATGCGATTTTAGATATGTTTGATAAAGCTGGATTAAAAACCCATGATTTCGTAGAATATAGTGGTAATAAGTTAACAATTACACGAAACCCATTTGGATTTGTCAATACTAAGAAACGAGGTGCTTTAAAAGGAACACAAAAACGTGTTGTAGCAGACAAGACAAAAACACGTAAAATTAAAGGTGGTGCACAGGGAGAAAGTTTCCAAAGATATGATGGAGTAAAATTAGACGATAGTGGTAATATAAATGATGCGGATTTTTTGAATAAGGTTTTACAAATAGTAAAGAAAAATGGATTGGACGTTCAAGAAAAAACAATCGAATTAGCGATGAATAAATGTTTACCTGATGTAAAGGATGATTTCTTAAAAACATTTGTAAATAGTGATACCGAGCAGGCACAAAATGTTAATTTATTTCAAAGACGTATATTAGGATTAACATCTTATTTTAGAAGTGCACAAGAAAACCTCCTTCCTTCCTTTGTTACCACCGAAAATGGTGATAATTATCATATTGTTTATAACGAAATGACCGACCATCAATTTGGAGTTTACACCAAAATCCGTAAAGAAGAAGCAGATAGAGAAAAGGCCGCAAAAAAACATAGAAAAAAACAACAAGACAAGGAAGATTTATTTACAATTTCATCTACTTACCGTATTTTCTCACGTGCAGCTTGTAATTTCGTCTTTCCGGATGAAATTGAACGTCCTATTCCTACAAAGAATATTGACAAAATGGATGAAAATGATATGGACGCATTACCCAACGACTCTATACAAGAAGCAGACCCATATGCGAATGTTGATGACGAAATTGATGAAGGTTCAAAAATAGATATTGAAAATTATGCGAAACGTATAGAAACTGCCCTTACAAAATTAAATACAATTGATAGTGATACAGGGAATCATAAATATTTGACAGGTAATATGTTACAACAGTCCAGTCCAAAGTTTTTACAAATATTAGAGAACCTAACAAATCCTGATAATATCGGGTCACATCTTATTTACAGTCATTTTAGAACCATGGAAGGGATAGGTATCCTTCGTCTAATTTTGTTAGCCAATGGATTTGCTGAATTTAAAATAAAAAAATCAGCGGATGATTGGGAAATAGTAGAGGATGAAAAAGATAATGGAAAACCAAAATTTGTTTTATACACAGGTACAGAAACCTCTGATGAAAGAGAAATAATACGTAATGTATATAATGGTGCTTGGGACCTTGTTCCAGTAAATATTGCTAATAAATTAAGAGAACAACACGAAAATAATATGTATGGTGACGTGATTAAAATCTTTATGATTACTTCCTCTGGTGCTGAAGGTATTAATTTAAAGAGTACTCGTTACGTTCATATTGTAGAGCCATATTGGCATATGGTTCGTCCAGACCAAGTAGTTGGTCGTGCTCGTCGTATTTGTAGTCATCAGGATTTACCAGAAGAGTTACGTACAGTCCAAGTCTTTTTATATGTAACTACATTCAGTAAAGAGCAAAAAACGGATGATAAAAACATTGAAATCCGAATTCGTGATGTGAGTCGTATAGATAAAGCTACTCCAGTTACAACAGATGAAACATTATACGAAATAGCAAGTATAAAACAACGTATTAATAATCAAATATTACAAGCAGTAAAAGAAACCGCTATAGATTGTAACATTTATGCCAGAACCGCAAAATCAAATGAGAATCCAATGGTATGTTATGGATATGGTAAAATAGAATCTAATGTATATTCATCATACCCTTCATTTGAAATGGATAAAATGCAGAAAGAAGGATTGGATGTAGCCAAAAAAAAGTGGGACGTCCAAAAAGTGAATATTCAAGGACAAGATTACGTATTGAAAAATGATACAATGGAATTATACGATTACAATAGTTATAACGATGCTTTAACTAACCCAAATATAGAACCTAAACGTAAAGGTAAACTGGTAAAGGAAAACGGACAATTTAAAATTGTGGAGTAATACCACATAGTATTATATTTTACATATTTGAAAATATAATATGAGCTAATCAAACTAAAATCCTATCTTTTTTATTATTAAATGACAGGTTAAAGGTTGTACTAATGAACCAGATGATTCATCTATTTTTAATCCGCCGGGCGGCGAACCCACAGGATTGTTAATACTTAATATAGATTCTGACCCACTTGGAGTAGTAATAATTGACATACCAACTAATGGTCCACCGCCAGATACACCAACTACGGTTTGGACGAGCTCATTGCCATTCAATACAACTATTAATTCACCGGTATTATCAGTTGTTACTTGGAATGTGATTTCAAAAATACAATCTGGAGGCAATGTGAACTCGTTTGGGCTGGTACCTTCTTTACGTTGTATTATACCAAATGGATTAACCAATGGACTTGGAAAATTTACAGATTCACCTGGACCAATATCGTCGGGATTATCATTTATACCGCCTTGGCTCATTTGACCGTAAAAGTCAGCAAAATTAGAAGCAAAACTTGGGCCGGTAGGACCCACATCTCCCTTTTCGCCAGTAGGACCCACATCTCCGGTAGGTCCAGGTTCACCATTCTCACCAGTTGGACCAATTGACCCAGTTTCACCATTCTCACCAGTTGGACCAGTATCACCTTTTGGTCCAGTTGGACCAATTTCTCCATCATCACCTTTCTCTCCGGTTGGACCAGTAGAACCAGTATCCCCTTTTTCTCCAGTTGGACCATCACAACCGGGTTCACCGCAATGACCGGTAGGTCCAGTATCACCGTTATCACCAGTAGGGCCAGTTTCACCGGTTTCTCCTGTTGGACCAGTATCTCCTTTATCACCATCACAACCAGGTTCACCACAATGACCTGTAGGACCAGTATCGCCTTTATCACCAGTAGGACCAGTTTCACCATCATGTCCGGTAGGACCTTTTTCGCCATCATGTCCGTCGCATCCATCTCGCCCATCACAACCATCTCGTCCTCTTGAACCAGTTGGACCAACCGGTCCTTCATCACCTTCTTCTCCACGAGGTCCAGTAGGTCCCATATCACCGTCACACCCATCCCGTCCATTGCAACCATCTTTTCCATCTTCACCATCTTTTCCATCTTTTCCGTCACGCCCATCTTTACCGTCAATACCATCAATACCGTCACATCCGTCCTTTCCGTCACGTCCGTCACGTCCATCTTCGCCATCTTTTCCATCTTTTCCGTCACGTCCATCAATGCCGTCGCGACCATCACACCCATCATGTCCGTCTTCACCGTCACATCCATCGCGTCCTGGTCTACCATCTTTTCCGTCTTCTCCATCCTTACCATCTTTTCCATCGCGTCCATATTTACCTACTTTTACCACTTTTTTACACCCACTGGTGCGTTTCTTTCTTGAATAACAATAGTTACATTCTTTATGAGAACTATCATCGCAAGTACAATATGAATCACCACAACTCGCCATATTATATATATATATATGCTTAATATACTTTATTCTAAATAATTAATCGGTAGCATATGTGCTTTGTGAATTACAATAATAATTACAAGTTATACTAATGCGTATCATAATAATAGATTCTATTACTATTATTTACAAGGTCTAATTTTAATGATAATACATTTTTCTTCATTATTATAACATTTACTTGATTTACATTTACTTGATTTTTTGTGACATTTGTCATGTGGTCTACATGAGTAACACTCTTTAACTGGTTTACATTTTTTGGGTTTATTGCATTTGCGACATCTACATGATGTAGATGGCTTTTCGTTTTTTTCTGACACATATGAATAGTGGTCGTCATCGGAATCATCTATTGAATATTCGTCAAAAGAATAATATTGTTTTGGCATATTATATAGTAAAATTATATAATAACCTAAATGTACTGCATATATCACGTTGTAAATTAATATGGTAATTATAAAAATACAATATTAATAATAGTAATTAGAAAGTTTTACGTGTAATTGTACCTTCTGATAATACATACCAGTGATCTTCTACGTAATCAACAGATGTAAAGTAATCGATGAACTTAGCATTTACCATACCTTCACCGTCTTTAAACTTAACGACAACAAAAGGGTTTGTCATGTTTCCGTCTTTATCTTGGTATGACGCAGTAAAACTCGCACTTAATACTTCACGTTCTTTAAGTTCTCCATGAGAATCTACAGCATATATTGTACCGTCAGCATTTGTGAATATTGAGATTAATGGACGTTTACCACCTTTGAGAATGTTAATAACAGACTCATTTAACTGTGTGTAGTTTGCACTATTTAGAGGGATAGGAGTAGCCATACTTATATATATATATACCTATAGTATATTTTTTCTAAATCTATTGTAACAGAATGTATATTCCAAAACGTTATATACCAACTACTTTACACCCTTGAAGATTTAAAACGCCGTTTTTTGAAACAATTATAATAAAAATTATATAAATATTTTTTATTATGTATAGTATCGTAATGGATAAGGATGAAAAAATAAAAGAAATGGAAGAACATATTTCCAATTTAGAAACAGAACTTCAAGCAACCAAAGAGCATCTCAAAAAATATACAGCACCAGCAAGTAGTAAGGGTGGAAACGCAAGTGTAGTCGATTATCATTTATTACATTCTGGATGTAAACCGAACAGTAAAGCTCTTAAACTCGCAACGAAAACATGTCGTAAAAAAGGGAAATGTAAAAAATACACTGTAAAGAAACATTCTAAAAAATAGATATAATACAAATAAAATATAAAAACAAACGCATTGTACTAATTATATTAATAGTATTATGAATGAAGAAAACAATGTATTAACTATAAAAACCGTTCAAATTCAGCCTATACGAAATATGATTACTGCTATCAAAGACATTTTAACTGATGCTACAATCACATTTACTAAAGATGGTATGAAAATAATAAATTTTGATAAAACACATACTATTTTAGTGAATGTATTATTAGATGCGAGTAAATTTGAGACATATGATTGTCAACCTGATAAAATTATTGTATGTGCGAACACTCTACACTTATTCAAAGTGATATCAACCATGTCTAATGATGATACATTATCGATGTATATTGATAAAGCAGATTATCATGATGGTATAGTATCACACTTGGGTCTTCAATATGATAATGGAGATATTAAACAATGTTACAGTCAGAAGCTGCGTTTAATTGAACCCGACACAGATGAATTGTTTATTCCTAACGTTGAATATTCTACCATTATCAACTTACCTACTTCAGATTTTCAAAAAATTATTCGTGACCTAAATAGCATTTCGGACCGTATTGAAATCAAATCTGTAGGCAGTGATTTAGTATTTTCATGTGAAGGAAGTTTTGCGAGTTCCCGTATTTTTAGGTCAGAGTCAAAGGACAATATGAATTTCATTCAGAAGTCGGACGATTCTGTTATTTACCAAGGCGAATTTTCATTGAAGAGTTTGTCTCATTTTATTAAATGTACTCCTTTATGTAGTCATCTTGAAATGTATCTTGGTAATGACTTACCCCTTATTATTAAATATGATGTAGCCTCGCTTGGTAGCATTAAATTGTGTTTGGCGAATTTGCCTCCATTATAAGTTTTATGTGTTGAATAATATACAAAATTATATTATTCAAATTTACGGAATAACCATAAAAAAATAACAAGTGTACACTTTATATGAAAACTATTATAGTAACTGGTGGTGCTGGATTTATTGGTTCTAATATGTGCGAACGATTATTAAATGATGGCAATTATGTGATATGTATAGATAACCTGTATACCGGGAATTTAAATAACATCTCGCATTTGTCTGAAAATCCAAACTTTAAATTTATAAACCATGACATAATTAACCCATTATTTATACCCGAACACAAAATAGACCAAATATACAATTTTGCATGCCCGGCTTCTCCACCAAAATACCAAATAGACCCTATTTATACATTAAAAGTGAATTTTCAAGGCATATTAAATTTATTAGATTTAGCAAAAGAACATAACGCAACTTTACTGCAATCATCTACATCAGAAGTATATGGTGAACCTGAAATAACCCCACAACACGAAGACTACCGAGGTAATGTGAATACAATCGGTATTCGTAGCTGTTATGATGAAGGAAAACGAGTAGCAGAAACACTCATGATGGATTATCACAAACAATACAATGTAGATATTCGCATTGTCCGTATTTTTAATACATATGGTCCAAAGATGGATAAAGATGACGGTAGAGTTGTATCCAATTTTATAAATCAAGCATTAAATAATGAAAATATTACCTTATATGGTGATGGTAGCCAAACGCGTAGTTTTTGTTATATTGAAGACCAAATGAACGGGTTAATCAAACTAATGAATTCAGATTATGTATATCCTGTTAATATTGGAAACCCATATGAACTAACTGTTAAAGAATTGGCAGATGTTATTATTAAATTAACCACATCTGAATCACAATTGGTATTTTGTCCGTTACCATCAGATGACCCAACCAATCGTAAACCAGATATTCAAAAAGCTCAATCCATTTTAAATTGGAATCCAGAATATAATCTAATAGATGGTATAACAAAAACTATCGAATATTTCAAAAAATGCTAATAACTAAGTACGTCATGAATAATACTTAGTTATTTACACCGATGGTATGTGCTTTTCGATAATTTCAGCACGTTTTTCCCATGTACAGTTCTCTATATAACTTTGTTGGTTTGTCAGTAATTGTTGATTATATTCACTATAATAATTATGAATTACATTTATTGTCTTTGTTACAAATTGTCGTATATAACTTTCTGGGATTTTTTCAATTTGAACTGGATTTTTGATAAAATCATCAGCAACTACTTCTTCATGTAGAACATCAAGGTGAGGATTATATAAGTTAGCAAACCCATTTGATGTTTCTGGTATAGCACCCAATTCAGATGAAATTACATTACACCGATAAGCCATTGCTTCCAATATAGAAGTACAACATGTTTCGGCATATGTATTTGGATAAAACAATACCATTGATGATTTAATATGATTAAACAAAACGGATTGAGGTACAGAACCGTAAAAATCAATATTTGGGTCATCTATTAACAATTGGTATATTTTATGATAATATCTATCCATTTCGGTATGATTTACTTCATTAATATCTGTAATTGGCATATATTCTGTTTTGTTTTTCTCCACTTCACGCGAAAAACAGGAAAAAACCTTTAATTTAATATCAGGTATATGTTTCTTTACTAATTGGAATAGGTGATATGCTACAATTAACCCACGAAAAGGAGTACTATAATAAATCATCGTTTTTTCTTTTTCTATGAACTTTAATTCGTCTAATTTAATCAATGGAGATATACCATTTTGCATTGTAATACATTTATTATGTTCGAGTCTGTATTGTTGTATAAATCGGTTCTTTTGCCAATTACTTACAAAAATGTATTTATCGAATGGATATTGAACCACCTCATTTGTTATAAAGGCTACATTTATGTCATGTTCCATTAAATTCCATAATAGAATATTTGGATTAATACTTGTTAAGATTTCCTTACTTAATGGGCATTGTCCCTGAAAAATAATAATATCAGGAACGATTGTTTTGATAGAATCAACATTTAATGGGTAATATTGTAGATTTTCATGAATAATCATATGTGTTTCTGTTCGGGTCATAACACTAACATCATATTTTTTAGATAATACATTTGATAGATTGTACACGGCGGCTTCAGTTCCTCCCAAAGCACGTTTATTTATGGTATCATAATCCCATTCCGAATAATCAATAAATAACACTCTTTTCTTAGGTAATATAATTGGAAGTGTCGTATGTAGTTTTAAAATCATTTGTTTGTGAAAATTATGCATATCTTGAATATTAATCGTGTCGTTTACAATCGTAGAATAAGGTTTAATAATAGTATCGGTAATGTTATACTTATTTAGGTGGGTTTGAATTAAATCATGTTTGTATTTGTTGTCGTTTTTATCGTAATCATTTTCACCTGTACTCGTATATTTGTATGACACACTTTCTTCATTTACCGCATTATATAGGTATATATATGGTTCTGAAATATGGGTAATAGTAAATGCTGGATTATTATCCTCTTTATAAAGTAGAACTGTTGTCATAAAATCGTCATAAATATACATTCGTTCGTCATATAACTGGATATATTTGGATAATAATTTTCGGTTAATACATATTAATCTACCCGGGGTTGCAAGTGTCGTGTTAAATTCGTCATTCAAACTATTTATATTTTTACATTCTTCTACGTTATAATATAATTGTAAATTATATGTACTATTTGAACTGTGGGAGTCACCCTTTAATTTATGATAGTTAGAATTATTCATTATAATCTTCGTGTTTCCATATAATGAAATAACATCGCTATTTTCAGTTGTAAGAACATTATTTATTCTCTGTATAGCATTTGGAAATAGGAAATCATCACCATCTAACATAATTAAATTATCATAACGATAGTCTTTATAAAATGTTTTTAATACTGAATTATGACCTTTACCTGGAGAACCATTTGATTCAGTTCTTATGATTTTTCTCAATTTCGTATAATTATTCTTACCAAATTCGTACATAACATCTTGATAAAACTCTTCGTTCAATGTATTTACTATAATCATTATTTCATAGTCATCATATCCAATTTGGTTGAGAACACTTAAAAGTGATTCCTTTAATAATCTTACGTTACTCGAACATAAAATACCAACCAAATATTTTACCATAATATAAATAGTATAATCATCTATATTTATATTATTAATGGTGGATATATTCATTATTTATTCGTATAAGTGCGAATAACGTTTTATCGTAAAAATTGTCGATTATTTCAGGATTCGCATTCTCCTGTATCTTATCTTGGTATACAGTTATGTTAATGTTACTAATTTTATAGTCGGTCAAATCATATTTCTTCAAAAGGTTATCTCTAATATTTTTATCATGATTAAAAATACCTACATTATTATCATGATGTTTGGTTACACTATCGTCATTAATACCATTGTATAAATAAATATATGGGTCACTTAAATGAGTTATCTTATAATCAGGATTACGCAGTTCTTTATAAAATATAACACAATACTCTATATCTACCCCTTTATACATCTCATCATTATATAATTTCATGTATTTTGATAATATTTTACGATTGACACTTAATAAACGTAATGGTGTTATTGTCAATATATCAAAACCATCATCTATTTGTCGTATATTGTTGACTTCTTGAATATGAAATCCTAATTGTATATTATAATCACGACAATACATATCGGTATCTGGGTCTATTTTTCTTTGTTTGTTGTATTTAAATATAGTATTACTTACGCTACAATTCCCTGCTAATGTTATTACATCACTTTTTTCTTCAGTTTGTATATTGTTAATCCTTTCAATCGCATATGGAAATAAAAAATCATCACCATCTACTTTAATTAGGTTTTCGTAATTGTGATTATTATAAAATATTTCCAATACTGAATTATGTCCTTTTCCAGGAGAACCATTTGATTCTGTCCTAATTATTTTTTTTAGTTTTTCATGTTTATTATATCCAAATTCACGTATAACATCTTGATAAAACACCTCGTCTAATGTATTCACAATGATAAATATGTGATAGTCGTCAAAATTGATTTGGTTGATTACACTATTTACAGATTCTCGTATCAATCGAATATTACTCGAACATAAAATCCCAACTAAATATTTCACCATTGTATAAATAATATAATAACTATTATTTATACCGATTTACCATGTATTATCATTCATTCGTGTATAATATAATTCACAATTGTGTTCGGAAGCACTCCAACAAGTAAAAAATGTTTCTGCGTACCACCTCTTTTCACTACTGTCTTTATAAATTTTATATTTTTCATCTGATAATTGTATATTTGTACCAACATGATAATATTTATATATAGGAAAAGCTGTTACGATATCACGTTTATTTGTTATACGATAATGGGTTAGGTTGTTAGTCTCTTCAAATGACTTTTTCCATGCGTAATTACCTACCCGTGGACTTGCAAAAGAAACTACATTTACATTATTTTCTATATTATTGGCTAACATATATCCAAATAAGGTGGATAGCGCTCCACCTAAACTATGTCCTGTGACATAAATATCAAAATCAGGATGTTCTTTTAAAATCGTTTTAATATTTTCTACTAATTCATCGTATACAGAGTTAGTTGTAAGTTGTGTATAAAACCCACTATGTACGCAAATATCATCTTTTAATTTGTGTTTGAATACCATTAAATCATAATACCAATCTGACATTGATTCGCTACCGCGAAATACAACTGTTATTCTTTTTTTCCCTTCACTGATAGCAATCCCTACTTGAATGTCTGTGTCTGGATCATTTATAAATTTATGTAATTTTCCAGTAGGCACATTTTCAGAAATCTCAACTAACACATTTTTGTTTACTGAATTCATTTCTATTTTTTCTAATGCGTGTTCCTCTTTTAATTCAGAGACAAACTCTTCTATTGTGTCATCTTTATTTTGTACTTTAAAATTTTTTCCATAATTGTAAACTAATAATGTTGCTCGTAATAAATCTAACATTGTATGGTGAGATATGGTAGTAACTGTATTGTTACTTTCAACAAGGTTATCGTTTTCTTGTTCGGACATTCTATATATTGGATTCACAAAACAATTTATACAGAGATTATTTTCGAATTTGTAATCATAACTTTACCAGCTATATTTGTTTTTTCTACATTTTTAACATAAGCATACACTACTTCCAAATTTCGTTGTGATTTATATTTTGAATTTTCTTTACATACAAGAGCTCCTTGTGTTATTATTTGTCGATTTTGTTTTTTTGATAAATTTATAGTATCTGGTATTATCGCTATAACATGTCCGGAAGGTTCATTGTTAATGTGAAACCATATATCGTCTTCTTTTGAATTATCGATTATTTCAAAGTTATCACTTGCGTGCTGTCCTATAATATATTCTATATCGTCACCTAACGCTGAAATATACCTACTAATCGTCTTCATGATTATTGTTTATTTACTCATAAACAATAATAAATATTATCAATTTTACATCTAAAATTCTGGTTCATGTTTCTTAAATAGACATCCTTGTTGTTGGAGATTAGGTATGGTTGAAATGATACTCGGGTCTTGTAATGTAGATACATCTAACCAAATCTTTATGATACAAAAGTTTTTTTTGGGCGAAACGGTGATTCCATTTATATGCTTACTGTGCGAAATATCTTTACATAATGTTTCTCCTGCTATCATATAAAATAATTTTTTCCATACTTCAGGAACACATCGGTTTGATATTTTATATGAAAAACAACCACCGTGTCGATTACGTGGGTCTTCCCACATGGGCGTAATACCTTCCCGCATTACAAACAACATACAATTCTTTAATACATTATCATGAATAGTCTCATTTAATGAAATAACTTTTTCGGCATTATCAATCTTATCCATAATTATTGAATAGCTTGATACATCCCAGTTTTTGTCTTGTGGTAAATGGTAATATAAACTCCATTTACCATTCAACATATGTTGGTGGGATTGAATACTCACTGTATCCATACTTTACGCCCGTAATATACTAAGAGAAAAATCTTTATATTTTTTTGGTTATAGTTATTCATTTTTTTATAACTTTATAGGAATCTTCTGATAATAAAATGGATTGAGAATAGGTAAGTGTAATCATATTTACATTATTGTCCATCAAATTAATGGTATAATTTTCATCAAATATGAATTTTTCGGGTTGATATTCCAAAAATCTCTTGATAAATAGAGGAGATAATATTACATTGTTAGTAAAATATAATTCTTTTTCTAATCCCATAATGATTCGGTTTGGCATTTTCGGATGAGTATATTCGATGGTTAAAAAAGAGGCTTTTGAACGTGTATTAGAATAGGTAGGTTCCTCAGTAGTTTTATTAAATGAATGATTCGTTGTTCCATCATCCAATTTCATAGTAACCATTGTTTCAATTACATTATTATCAGATTTGGCAATTGATGTTGCTATTTTTCCAAAATAAGACAGACAATTATTATAATACTCAATTTTACTTACATCTGGAGTGGTATGTGATTTAATATGTTGATAATTTTCTAAATATATTTGTTTATTACCTGTAAATAGATTTTCATCATTCTTTAACAATATTGATATACATACCCAGTTGTTATCAAATGGTTCAATACGATAATTATTATAATTTGCTGTTAATTTATCTAAGTTATATGATGATGTATCAACTGTATTTTTTACAATGTCAAAATTATTATATAAATAATTACCAGTTTTAGTCACTCGTATCTTCATATCTACAAATATAAGAAAACCTTTGGTTAAAAATGTGGTGTAGTCAATGTTTCGTATTTCATTTATCATCATATTTGTAGATTGAACCAAATATTCAACATTTGTAAATAGTATAACACTCAACATAGTATATACGTTTGTAATAAAATCCATTTTAATAATATTAATGATATATTTTTATATACTTCAATAATAAATAATAAAGATTACATAAATATATATATATATTTTAACTATGCCAATAAATACACGAGGGTTATTTATATTTCATCGCGACTTTCGTATTTCAGATAATATTGCGTTAAATAATTCTGGATTTATATGCGATAAATTATACACTTGTTTTATATTCACACCAGAACAAGTAACCAATGTCAATTCATACAAGTCAAACAATTCAGTTCAATTTATGATTGAGAGTTTACAAGATTTGAATGATACAATTAAGACAAATGGAGGTGAATTATCATGTTATTATGGTAAACAAACTGTCATATTAAAACACCTTATTAGTGAGCTTAATATTACACACGTATTTTTTAATGATGATTATAGTCCATATGCTATACAACGTGATGATGAAACCAAAATGCTATGTAACAAGTTAGATGTAAAATGTATTACTCATCCAGACTATTATTTATATGAACCGGGAACAGTCTTAGTTGAAAGTTCAAAAAATGCGTATAAAAAATATACTCCTTTCTACAATACGGTTTTAAATAATACAGTTTCAAAACCGATAAATATTACTTCATTTCCATTCTCGATAACAAGTAAAAAGTTAAAGTATGTAATAACTCTAAAAGAAGCCATGAATAAATTTGTAAAACCGAATAACCATATCTTAGTTCATGGTGGTAGAACGCAAGCACAAGAAAAATTAAAAAATGCTTTACGAGCTCAAGGAGAATATGATTCATCAAGAGATTTCTTTACTTATAAAACAACCCATTTATCGGCATACATCAAATTTGGATGTTTATCTATTCGTGAAGTATATCATGCATTCAAAAAGAAATTTGGATTGAATCACGGTTTAATACGAGAACTTATATGGAGAGAATTTTTCGCTCACGTGTTGTATTGTTATCCCGAAGTAGTAGGTCAATCATATCAACAAAAATACCGTTCTTTAAACTGGAGTCAAAGTAAAATAAATATTGAGAAATGGAAAAATGGCATGACTGGATTCCCATTAGTTGATGCTTGTATGCGTGAAATGAATACAACGGGTTATATGCATAACAGAGGGCGAATGACAACCGCAAGCTTTTTAATTAAAACTTTATTAATTGATTGGCGAGTTGGAGAACAATATTTCGCACAACAATTAACTGATTATGATATTGCTTCTAATAATGGTAATTGGCAAGGTATTAGTGGAACCGGTGTTGATATGAAACCCTATTTTCGTGATATGAATCCTTGGATACAAAGTTCTAAATTTGATGTTGATGCTGAATACATTAAAAAGTGGGTACCTGAATTGGAAACAGTGGATTCACGCGATATTCATAAGTGGAATGAAACCTATAGTGATTCGAAATATAAAGATATCAAATATCCAAAGCCAGTTGTTGATTATTATTTACAAAAGGAAAAAATGTTGAAAATGTATAAATCAGCATAAAATAATAACTTCTCAATAAAATTATTATTTTACATTCTTGATATATTGAATAAATAGTAAAGACCCAATAATGTAGTTTGGACGACTAATCCAGACACACCATCCGTATACATACTTCTTGCTACTCCTAATTTATCGTAGTAATGGGTAACTAAATGAGGAAATAAATTACTCCATTTCATTATGAACCCATATAATGCACTAATTATAAACGATAACACCATAAATTTACTAACATACCCAAAATCAAAAATACTTTTGGGAAAATCCATCATAGATAGAATAATAGGCTGAGTAGTTGCTCCTACAAATCCTGCGATTAACGCAGCAGCTAACATAGTATGTTGCTTAAAATATGGAATTAAATCCTCCACGAAATCCATTTGAAAATATTTAGGTAGTTTTTCATAATTAAGAGACATAAAGCGCAATACAACGTCCCATAAAGCTGTGACAATAAAGGTTAAGATAATTAGTTTATAATCCATATAATATTACATGGGATAATTATTCAAAAAATACATGAGTAAAATTAAAAACGCATAGAATAAAATTTTCATTATATACATAAATTGAATATTAAAATTCATATGAATTGAAATACACGCACTTAGATATTTCATAAATACATGACTTTATGAAATAGTTATCAAACTTTGTATTACCAATGGTTTAAATATCCAATGACACAGTGTTCTTGTTAGAAGTATTCTTCTTACGTGCTCGCTTAGGCATATTTGTATTTTGCATTCCATTCAATGATGAAATGGATATTACGGAGTCTTCGTCGTTAGACATACCTTGAGTGGTTGTTTGAGGAGTTTCATGAATATTTACATTACGTGTTTTTAATCCAGATAAAATATTGTCAATATCGCTTGGTCCTTTCATTTCTTGACGCTGAACTGGAGGTCTCATACTTCTTTGTGGTTCATTTATATTTTGTTGTGAATTCATATCTACACCTTGTTCTCTAAACATCGCACCACGGCTTGCGTTTATATCCGGACGATTAGAAGGTGCTTCATTTGAATAGTTCATTCCAGGTCTTGGTTGTGGGGGCATATTTTGGGTTTCAACTGGAGATGGAGGTGGAGGTCCACGTGGCTTATTGTTAGATTCCTGCATTAAGTTGCTTGCCATCGCAAACCCAGGAGATTGTTGACTCATGCTACTTACTGTTGCGTTGGTAAACATCTTCATTAATTCAGGACTCTGTTTAATGACATCATTGAACGCTGGGGTGGCACTCGATAAAGCCTTATTTGAAAAGTTCAATACCGCACCACTAAATCCAATACGGAGAAGAAGAGATATTTCAGGGGCAAGTTTACCGCCCTTATATTTATCATGTAACTCACAGAATAATTCTTCATAACTATCAATATCTTCGTTGATTTGTTCTCCCCATCCATCAAGGTTTAAGTCGAATGGATTAAATGCGGTGTTGGCATATTCTATTGAATTAATAAATGTCATGAACCACCATCCTTGTAGTTTTACACTGTCCTTTTTACGTTTGTCTTCGAGTGCGGTTTCATATTCATCTTCAATCTCATCAAATTCAGAATCTAATGTAAAATGAGAATTATGTTTAATTGTCCCCTTTTCATACCAGTCATCTAATTTTTTAAGCATAGCACGTTTTTTTCTACGTTGTTCTCGTTCGCTCATAGTAGTGTTTATTTTGATATCGTCATTCATAGGCATTTCTGTCATCTTTGAAAATCCATCCCATGTTTTGGCTGTACCGATGCTATCGCGTGTAGCTTGACCTAAATTAGAGTCTGATTGTCCTCCATATGATGGTGGAGAAGGCTCAGGATTACTACCAAATCCAAATAAGTTAGATGCCATTCCAGATAATGATTTTGTATCACCATTGGTTTCTGGCTGAGGTGTATTACGTCCTGAAATCTCATTTAATTCGTTTTCTAAATTATCAAGTTCTCCTAAATTTAAATCATTGTTTGATGATACTTTTTTCTCATTCATTAATAACTCAATACCAGAACCGAAATTTGACCCTGTTCTTGAAGGTTCCAAGCTTGGTAAATCGTCAATTTCACTGAGAGCACCTAAATCTATAACTTCCATACTATTATGATATTTATACAATTTTTATTTTTAAATCATCCGCATACATTATTATTTTTTTGTGTTTTAAATACCAAATACCTTGTAAAAATGAATCGGCAAGATCGTCCTTTTTCTTTGTATTTAAAGATTCTTTCCATTCATGTAGGTTATCATTGGCATCTATCATAAGAGAACAATAATACACTCCGTCTTTTTTATGTTTTTTATAATTGGCATTGATTTGACCCGTATTCGGTGTATTTTCGTCTAATTTGTTACAATGTTCTCTATTGTCTATTTTTAATTCGGAAAATTGTTTTAATTTATGTGATGATGATACAAATTCTATATCCATTTCGTCATTCAACATTATAAAATATTGTGCTAACATTCCTTGGACGGTCTTCATTCTGGTTGCTATCGGAGATATTTGGTTTTCAATGACCGCATATTGTATATTTTCAATACCCGCAAGTTCATTTAATTGGTCTTTCATTCGTTTACCAATACTAATTAAGTCGGTTTCCGAAGCAGTCTTCACCTTCTTATTTATAATCGGTTCAAAACAATTCTTTTTATAATATTCCATGACTATATCTAATATTTCGGCTTTCTTTAGTTTATCGATGTTCTCTGTATTTAAAAATACAAGGTTTTTGTTACCTTGTTGAATAAGGTCATTTAATTTTAATTTTTTTAAGAATGAGGGTGTCATTTCCTTTATTGGAATCATATATTGAGAACATTCCTTTGCGTGTTTTTCACAATAATATTTATTATTTTTATGATATTTTGCCTTTTTGCTACAATCTGTAGGTGGCGTCTTTTTACTTTTTGGTTTGTTCTTGCAGTCACATATATATGTAATATTATCATTATCTGTAAAATTCAAAACACCCCATTTGTCTATCAATACTTCATTTCCAGTGTGTTCTAAAATACAGTATGCCATGTTCTTTATTCCTACGTCAAAACTGATTAATTTCATAGTTCTCTTACAATAATATACATCTTGTGATTTATATTATTTGAATCCATAAACATATTCTAAAAATTGATTCTTGTATCTTACACCTACACTAAAATAATTCAGACAAAATGGAATTTATTATTGTATTTTCAAGCATTATGATAATTGCAATGGCACGTGCTATATTCACACCAATCAATAGAGTGAGCCCGATATAATCTCAGAGGTTAATTACATTTTTGGTTGAACTACAACAGGAGACATCTTTCTGGCTGCTAACTGTTCTCTTGTTAAATATAACTCTTTTAAATCACTGGAAGCATATCCGAATGGTTTTGTCTTGTCTGTTCCAGATGAGTATACGTAGGGTTGGTTATGGAATCCCTTAACTTCGTTTGTTTGAATGCTTGGAATATCAATAGGACGTTTGTAATATCCAGTATCATTGGATGATTCGCGGAAATTGTACTCCATGATTTTTTTTGCATTCTCGGTTAAATACTTGCGATATTCCCAGTTTGATTTAATACCCGAATTTTCTACTAAATCAGCATTTATAGATGACTCTGGTTGCCATGTAGCAGTAACTGAACGTCCATCACTCATTAAGGGAGGGAATTCAGGATATTTATTATTGGTATGGTATCCTCTTGATGATTCAGGTACAGTTTCTTTAATAATAGGATATGCGCAATCTACACTTTGGTACATACTTGTTGAACGTGAAAACATTATAATATACTAAACAGTTAGAAATTATAATACGATATTATTATTACATTTATGCTGATGTTTCAAGTAGTTTTAACAACTCATTTTTCTTCATTTTAGCAGCATCATGTGTATAACCCTTTTCAGTTACTACTGCTTTTAATGCGGTTATATTCATTTTTTTATAGATATCCATAGGTACATCTTGATTTTCGTCTAACTTATCTACAATCAAATTATCTGTAGTCTCTGGGTCTAATCCGTTGTGAATATCAGGGTCATGTTCGTCAGTTGCTATACTTAGCTCTTCGTCATGATTAATATTTTCGTCATGATTAATATTTTCGTCGATATCGCCCATACCAACACTTATTACCTTTACTGGTTGAGTATCATTTAATTCTTCTGGTAAAATAACATCATCATCACTTTCATCATCACTTTCATCTTCACTTTCATCATCACTTTCATCTTCACTTTCAGATACCACTAATTTGGGTAACTCAGATACTTCATAATAGTGTTGTTCCTGTTCTTGTAGTGATGGGGTGTATATTATATTTTCAGGAAGACCACCATGTTGTACTAAAGTATTACGATTATTCATTTCCGCCACTATATTATTGATAATTTCAAACATAGTATCGCATTTCGTTTCTAAAGCAGTAAATTTTTGTCTGAAGTGATATACCAAATACAGTATTAACACAAAGGTTATAGCCAAACTCACAAAGAAAAACGTTTCGAGCATATTAAACAATCCCATTTACATTAAAAACACATTATATAAGAAGAAAGTAAACGAACATACTAAATAAAATATTTTTGTATATTATATTATAAAAATGGATTCATTATCTGGTTCTACTAAATTTATTGCATCTGAAGGTAATAGTAAAAATTACATGATATTTATTTTAGCTATCTTATTAATATTATCTCTTTTAGGGATAAACCTATTTATAATAGTAGGTAATACAGTTCAAGTAGTCATTAACCTATTCAAACCCCTTATCTACCAAATATTAGCTATTTTTGGATATACTGCTGGTACTTTGATAAATACAACTGCTGATGTTACCTCTGATGTTGCTCGTGCGGGTGTTGATATTGCCGAAGGCACCGTTCAATCTGTAGGAAATCTACTAAAAGACGTAAGTAAGGGATCAGTAAATCGGAAAACAAAAAAAGACCTTGACATGGTTGTAGCAGAACCCGAATCTGATAAAGCAGAAAGTCCAATTCAGACGAATGGTTCGTCGTTAAAATCAAGCTGGTGTTTAGTTGGCGAACATAATGGAAAACGTGGCTGTGTTGAAATAAATGATGCTTCAAAATGTATGTCAGGACAAGTATTTCCTAATGCCAAAATGTGCTTGAACCCCACATTAACACCTAATATGCAACCAAAACAAAGGGCTCAACCACATCCATTAAAAAGTATTAAGAGTAACCCTGACCGTAGCACTTGGTAATTTATCTAATGTCTAAACAAAATTTTCGTTAGACATTAGAATCGTATTTACATATCAACTAATGTAAATGGAACATATGTTTGTGTACTGGGTTCAGTTGTTATCGTACATCCAGATGCGTCACTTGTATTGGTTTCAGATATATTCATGAGTATACCATAACTGATATCATATTGTACGTTAAAATTACTGGTGATATCATCATTTCCAATAACAATTTTTAACTTTGGTGTTATATTGAAATCATATATATATCCAGATTCGGTGAATAATTTGATATTGGTTATATCTAATACACCCGCATATAAGGTCGCATTGAAATCATTTACATTATTAGAAACATCAAAAGTCATTGAAGTAATATTGCTATCATATGTATAATCAATAATACTATTGACATTTTGTACGTATTCATTATTGTATTTTACTACAAAATCAAACGGGGTTACTTCATCTAATGTTATAATTAGATTATTATAGGATATATCTCCGTCAAGTAGCTTCTTACCGGTTATATTAAACCCTATAGGAATACTCATTCGATAAGTATACACAGGCAAGTCAACTTTGTCGGTTATATTTAACGTTGTTACTTGGCTCTCATTATCATCGTTAAAATATGTATTATCAACTGGTGTAGTAAACAACCATTTATCTGTTTGTTCTGTTTGTGATATACCATTAGGTTCTGTACCAGTTTCATAATTATATAATGGAACGTCTTTATCAAGATATAAATTAATTGATGGTCCAGGAACACCGGACGCACCACTCCGTGTATATATTATACCTGCGTCAGGACAATCCAATATACGACTACTCGCACGGGTAGAACCCATCATCGCATTTTTATATAACTCCTTTTTTGTGAATTTGCCTTGTTTTGTAGATTGTTTGTTACCAGCATACTTCAATATTTCTGCTTTTCTTCTCATATTTAAATCAAATGATGTATGTTGTCCGCTCAAATACGGATTATTATCTTCACCTAAAATGGTCCTTCTTGGTGGAGGAACCGCAAATAAAAATTGTTGTTTTCTTTGTTGAATAACACTACATAAAGCTTCGTTTGTTGTTGCCATAGTATAGTATATTATCACTTATACTATACTATGAGATTGTTAGTTGAAAATTCTAATATTTGGATGAATACCAGTAATTAGATAAATATTTAAATCCTTTCTGTGCTCCCATATCATTTACCACTGATAAATTTGGACCACTTGATACAATATTATTAATTTCAAAAACATTCAATGCGCGGTTATAATATCTTAATGCTGATAATTTTCCCATAAACCCGCCATTTTGTGCTATATAAATATCGCCGTAATTTTGTTTTGGAGTATCAAGCATTTCAAGACGACTTGCAATGATTCCATTCACATATACATCTACTTTTGTATTCATCGCACGGATAGCAACATGAACCCATTTTTTTAATGGTACATTATCTATGTCAATAATATTAGGATTTCCAGTAGTACTATCAGGTGCTTTTACAGAATCCATAATAATATGAAGTTTATTTGTCATTGGTGAAATATACATACCAGGTGCATTATTTACACTCGCAATATTTGTATTAGGGTCAAATCCACCGTCACCCTTACTGAATATGTGTTGATATTTACTATCATTTTTATTTAAATCATCAATATATATCCATGACGACCATGTAAACTCTAATCCTTCTGATTCGTTATTTGACTTATATATTGGCTTACTTTCAGTGTTTTTGGGGTCTTGAGACACTATCATATCATTGGTACCATCAATCATACCATTAATTATATAAGGAGAACCACTTGGACGTGTAAAATAACTTATCATACTTATACCCAAATTCATTAAAAATAAAAATACAATCAATACCAAAATAATAAATGCGAATTTTGCGATAATAGTATTTGAATATAAGAACCCAGTAGTTGCACCAACTCCTACTGCGGCTTCTGTTGAGAATTCATCGAACTTACTTGTTAAATTTCCCTTAGCTTGGTCGTATCCATCACCTACAGCCTGAATTCCACTTTGAATACTTTGATTAAATGTATTTAATGGGCTTGGATTTGTATTCGTATTTTGTTGAAAATTCATTACGTTTTATATATTATATAATAGATATATAAAACATTTTACTTACATCAAAGAGAACTTCTTAATTTCTTCGTTGTTCTGTAAAATAGACAAATCAATACCTATGTCGTTCAATGCTGATGCCATTTTACTTGAACCGTTACCTTTCATGTATACATCCCATGCGGTTTCTGGGTCGATTGGGGTCGACCATCTTCTAAACTGGGTAGCATAAGCGTCAAAGTTTCCACCTGTATTTCCTAAATATACAGGTATTTCTTTACCTGGCGGGACAATAGGAATAGCACTACCGTTATTTTCGGTTTTCTTAAAAAAACGCTGAGAACGAACTAATTTACCATCAATATAAGCGTCTGTAAATTGGTTATCCATACTAATTGTAACATTTACCCATTTCTGAAGAGGGAAATTGTTAGTGATATTCATTGTTTCGATACTTGGAGTTGCAGCAGTATTATTATTCATTGTAACATCAAGTTTCAATACAGGAGAGGTTTTATCTAAATATAATTTTAAATTATCGGCACGAGAAAAAATGACTTTGTCTGTGTTATTATCCCACGTATTTACATATATCCATACTGAATGTGCGTAACGTGTATTTTTTGGACCACTTATATTTGAAATAGGTGGTACTGGTGTTAATAAACTGGCAGTTTGTACTAATTCAGAAGAACTATCTGTAAAATAAGCATATAACACGTATAATAATACTAAAATAGCTACTATCAAAATTATGGTTATTGTATCCATTGTATACAGTACATTTATAAATTATTTGTAGGAGGGTTCTTTTTCATTAATAAATTATATGAATTTGCTACTTGTGAACGTGTTAAATTTCCTACATAATATCGTACGTTACTAATAGCTCCATCTATACCATCATTCGCACCAATTACTACCATATCATTCGCAGTATATACTGGTGGATTATCAAGTTCAAATCTAAAGGTTTTTTCTAATGAACCATTTAAAAATAAGTCAACCGAATTTGCTGTATAATTGAAGATAAACTGATTCCATTTTTGAGTATCTACTTCAATTATGTAATTATTATCATCACTGACTTGAGAATTTGTAAAATATACCTTTAATGTTTCTTTGTTATTATGAGGTTCCTTTTTTACGTAAGTTATCTTAGGTATTCCATTACCATAATTAAATATAGGAGTTTCATTCGCATAAGAAAATTTATTTTCAGAATGGGCGTTTATCATTATCCACATTGACAAGCTATAATTTCTTCGGTATACCACAGGGGAGTTTACATCATCCTTTTCTGCGGTTAATTTTAAATCATAACTGGAAATTAGTGGCTTTTCTATATCCAGAAATGCGGAACCTTCTAATAAAGGGGTACCTTGTTTTACACTAAGTTTCGATATAATTGTGGGAATATAATTATAAAGGAATATCAAAACGATTTCAGTTATGAATAAATAATATACCACATTCGTTGTTAGCTCCAATTCACGACGTATGTAATTATATAAATCCAAAATAAGACAAGGAACGTAGAAAAGTAGATGGACGAAAAAACCACCCCATCCTTCTTGTGTTTTTAAGTAATTACTATAAAAATAAAACACGATTGCTAACCCAATTAAGATACCAAATGACAGTATACCGGATATTATATAATTCGCAACCGAGAAAGATGAATCATTAATATTTGAATAAAAATAAAATACTGTTCCAAATAAGGATACAATAGTTCCTATAATCACACCAATATAATAGCTATTATTCAATGATTCTTTTCCTAAAAACACAGTAGGAATTAAAAATATTAATCCTACTACTAATGGAAATAAATAATTATTATAGCCAGTTGTTAATGATAAAGGGTCTTCGGATGATTTCATTAATGTTATTACAAAATAAATCAGAAATCCAAAAGTAAGTATATATTTCAATATTGGCATTATGTTGGGTCCATTCAATAAGTCCATATTTATTATACAATATACATATAATAAATATTGTTGGGATTCCTATTACAAGTTCTCCATGGTTGTCTTTTTTCCGTGACATTCACGACATAAAGCAACTAAATTATCTACATGATTACTTCCGCCATATTCTAATCTTACCACATGATCTACTTCAAACCAAGCGGTTAATTGGTTTTGACAATCGCCACATTTCCAGTTTTGTCTGGATGCTACAAATTTCTTTTTCGTTTCACTAACAGAACGCTTTGTTGATTTTTTACCCGAATTCATGATTCTATCTTCCGATATTTGGGATGGATTCGATAGGGCCATCATTGGATGATTGTCATTTCCCGAAACAAAACCCTGTTTCGAAGTGAAATCCAGTATGGGTGAAATTATATTCGACGCATTCTTATCAATGGGTAAATATTTAATATAATCCCCAGATGTAGATACTATCTCACGTGCGCGTAGAGGATTTTTCTTTATTAAAATATAAAACATCAACGCGCCGAAAGCTATGCCTGCCATCTGATAATATTTTTTCCATGATAATAATAAAGTCATATACTTACCATCAGTGTAGATGTTTGCCATACAAAAACCGGCTACTAATAATATTACTAATTCAAATCTCATGTTATCCTTACTTCTTCTTATATTATCTATACACATTTTCAATCGATTTATTCATAGTATACATAAATCAAAAACGCACATATCAATATTAGGGCTAAATGTATATAATGTTTATTCAAATTTAATTTACTGCTTATATACACTGGTTTGGGTAAATATTCATTGCGATATTTTTCAAGAGCTCTTGGTAATGATATTTCTTCTTTCCCTAATAATACATTGAATTTATTGTGAATAAAATGAACCCATCTCACAAACGAGTCACGGTTGTCTAAATAAGGAGATACTGGATACTTATCTAACATTTCACTAAACTTGTTTCCCATTTCCTCAATAGGTATAAATAGTGGCACATTCTGAATAAAATCGTAATACTTCTTCTTGGTTACATCATTTGGGGTTTTGGGATAAGACTCAGCTACTGTATGTAAAAAAAACCAATAATGAGGTCCCCATACTTCAGGGTGAAATATCATTTTGTATACACGTTAGTAATATTTATTTTGTACAAATACAACTATTTTGTAAAAAGGGTGTAAAGATTACTTTGTGTAAAATAATAGATAAATGGCAGATAACTATTGTAATAATTGTGGAAAACACGGACATAGCTATAACCAATGCAAATTACCGATAACCAGTTTAGGCTCTATTGCCTTTCGTATTTGTAACAATAAAATAGAATATTTAATGATATGTCGTAAAGACACATTAGGATTTATTGATTTTATGCGTGGGAAATATACATTGACAAATAAGGATTATATAATGAATATGTTGAAACAAATGACGAATGCTGAAAAACATAAATTAAATACATGTACGTTCGACCAATTATGGAACGATATATGGGGTAATGTGAATGTAATCAATCAATACAGAGCAGAAGAAAATTCATCCAGAAATAAATTTAATCATTTAAAACAAGGGGTTCAATACAAAACAAATAAATTCTCTTTGCCTGAAATGATTGAAGAAAGTAATCAATACATTATATGGGATGAACCAGAATGGGGATTCCCTAAGGGGCGACGGAATTATAACGAATCTGATTTAGATTGTGCTTTAAGAGAATTTAATGAAGAAACAGGGATTGATATGAAGTCTATAAAGCTAATTGATAATCTTTTCCCATTTGAAGAAATTTTTACTGGTTCTAATTATAAATCTTACAAGCATAGATATTTTATCACGTATATTGATAGTAAAAAGAAGATTAACATGAATAATTATGAAAAAACTGAAGTGAGTAAAATGGAATGGAAAACATACGAAAACTGCATGTCATCTATTCGTAGCTATAATTTAGAAAAACAGTCTATGCTTACTAAAATAAATAACACCCTATCAAAATATAGTATATCATGCTATTGTTAAAATACACACCTTTTTATCTATATATATTTTAATATATATAGAGTATCACCCATTTATGAATAACACCGTTAAAAATAAATCTGTATCAAAAAATAACACACGTAAAAGATGTCCTAAGGGAGAACGTTGGAATAAGGCTCAGAATAAATGTTTACCACGTATTATAAATAATGCGGAAGACATTACGAATAGTTGTTCTAAAAAATATGTGCCACAAACACCCATGCAGCAACAGAGGCTAAATGATTTGACCGAACAAGTTAATAATCGCAATCTTAGTACCAAAGATTTGAGAAATATGGTATCTGACCTTATTGGTGAAGAAAGAGGTATTCATAAAAATCAAATATTAGGTGCTCGAATGACAGACGAATTAATACGATTGATTATATGCTTAGAAAATAGACCTAATGAAGCAGATGAACCAGAAGTTATGGTTGAACCATCACCTGAGCTTGAACCATCACTATCACCTGAACTTGAACCATCACTATCACCTGAACTTGAACCATCACTATCACCTGAAATTGAACCAAGTGAGACAACCCTACTTGATAATATCGAATTAACACAAGATATACAGGATATACAAAATCAAATTGGAATAGAACCAAGTGATATGGATTCTAAAGAATATAATCAATATTTATCAAATAAAGAAAAACTTGAATATGATAATAATGATGACACTTACGATTTCCTCTATCCACAATTAAATGACCCTAATTTTAGTGCAAAAATAGCATTGCGTAAAGAATTCAACGATACAAAATTCGATGGTGAAATTAAAGATATCAAAAAACAAGCAGAAATACTATGTAAAGCAGATTTTGAGTTGTTACCACATCAAATGTTTGTTAAAAATTTTCTTTCACTACAAACGCCATATAATTCTCTTTTATTATATCATGGATTAGGAACAGGGAAAACTTGCAGTGCTATAGGAATTTCCGAAGAGATGAGACATTTTATGAAACAAGTAGGTGTAAAACAAAAAATACTCATCGTTGCTTCACCTAACGTTCAAAACAATTTCCGTCTTCAATTGTTTGATGAACGAAAATTAAAATTAGATGGAGAACAATGGAATTTAAACACATGTGTAGGGAATTCATTAATAACTGAGATTAATCCTACTAATTTAAAGGGCATTTCAAAGGATAAAATTACATCACTCATTAATTCGTTAATTAACAAATACTATTCTTTTGTGGGATATACTGAATTGTCACATTACATACAAAATAAAACACTTCCACCTGATAATGTGAATTATACAGCAGCACAAAGAAAGGAATACAAATTAAAAAGAATACAAAAATACTTTGACAATCGTCTTATCATCATTGATGAAGTCCATAATATTCGTCAGGGAGATGACAATAAAGATAAGAAAAAGACATCTTCATTATTATTGAATATATGTAAATACGCTAATAACCTTCGTCTTCTTCTATTATCTGCTACTCCTATGTATAACAGCTACAAAGAAGTCATATGGCTTACTAATCTTATGAACGTAAATGACAATCGTAGTACAATTTCAGAAAGTGATATATTTGATAAAAATGGTAATTTTATTGAATCCACTACTGATGATAATGGTATTGTCTCTGATAGTGGTAAAGAATTACTCATGCGTAAATTAACTGGATATGTTTCATTTGTCCGGGGAGAAAATCCTTATTCATTTCCATATCGCATTTATCCCGAGACGTTCGACAATACTCGTACTCTGGATGTAGAAAATTACCCGACCAAACAAATGAATAATCGTGAGATAACCGCACCATTAAAACATACACCCGTATATACAAATTCTATAGGAGACTACCAATTAAAAGGATACAATTACATTATTGAAAGTATACGAAACATGTCTACGATAAAAGCACCGGATGGAGATGAATCAGTACAACAAATACCGACATTTGATAATATGGAATCATTTGGATATACTTACTTAGAACGACCTCTGCAGTCATTAGATATTGTTTACCCTAATAAAGAGTTTGATAAAATAATGAATGGAGAACCCACTACTATGAATTCGGAAGATGTCGTGAAACGAATCGTAGGTAAAAATGGTCTTATGAATATAATGAGTTATAAAACTACCGAACAAATACGCTACAATTTTCAATATAAACCTGATACCATTGATAATTATGGGCGTATTTTCAGTCCTGATATCCTTCCTAAGTACAGTGGTAAGATTTCTTCAATATGTAATACTATTATGAAGTCGAAAGGTGTTATCATTGTATATTCTCAGTATATCGATGGTGGAGTTGTACCAGTCGCACTTGCGTTGGAAGAATTAGGATTTACCAGATATGGAAGCTCTAATTATACAAAACCTTTATTTTCAGAACCACCCACAGAACCCATTGATTCTATATCCATGAAACCTAAATCGAAAGTCAAAGGTAAGTTTAAACAAGCAAAATATGTAATGATTACTGGGGATAAGCTATTCTCACCAGACAATCTAAGTGATATTAAGCATATTACAAATACCGATAATAAAAATGGTGAAAATGTAAAGGTTATTCTTATTACAAAAGCAGCAGCAGAAGGTCTTGATTTTAAAAATATTCGTCAAGTACATATTATGGAGCCATGGTATAATAACAATCGTACCGAACAAATTATTGGACGAGGCGTACGTAATCTAAGTCATTGTAATTTACCTTTTGAAGAACGCAATGTAGAAATTTATCTACATATTACCGAACCTATATCAGATAAACAAGAAGAACCCGCAGACTTATATGTTTATCGTTTCGCTGAAAAAAAAGCAGAATTAATAGGCAATGTAACACGTACTATGAAAGAAATCTCTGTTGATTGTCAATTAAATATCGAACAAACTAATTTTACTATTGATAAATTAACACAAATGGTTCAAAATAAAGATATACAGATTCAATTATCCAGTAATTCTAAAGACAAAATCCCATTTACAATTGGGGATAAACCATTTACTCCCATATGTGACTATATGGATAATTGTAATTATCAATGCTATTCTAAGAATGAGGTTAACAATTCAGATATTGTGAATCATACATACAGTGAAGAGTTCGCACGTATCGGGTTTTCAGCTATTGTCAAACGAATTCGAAACTTATTTAAAGAACAATTCTTTTATACGAGAAAAGATTTGATTAAGTCCATTAATATAATTAAAAAATATCCAAAAGAACAAATTGATTTCGCACTTACACGATTCGTTAACAATAAAAATGAAATTATTGTAGATAAATATGGCAGAAATGGATATTTAATTAACAAAGGTAAATATTATGTATTTCAACCCATGGAAATTACCGATGAATATGCTTCTTTAATTGAACGGTCTATACCTATCGCATTTAAACCGAATAATCTTGAATTAGAATTACCTGTCAAAATGACTTCTCCAACCCAAGAACTTATTATTGAAACTACACGGTCTGATTATGCTACACTTATTGAGACACTTACACAAAATATTACTAAAACTACAACTACTGAAAATATTAAATCTGGAGATAGTGACTGGTATAAACATTATAGTAAAGTTTACCCACTACTTATTGAGAACAATTTCAGTAAAGAGCAACTGGATAAATATGTTATACATCACATTTTAGATTTATTACCAATACAAGATAAAATTACTATTATTAATCATATATTTCAAAAAGGTATTCAACTAACCGATGACGACAAAATTATCAAACAATATTATAACAACTTTATTACTGATGATAACATTATTGTTCTCATTGATTCATTAAATAATAAACAACCTTTTCAGATATACACATTGAATACCGATAATACTCCCATATGGAACAAAGTAGAAAGTGAAGAACTTAATAAATACAAACATGTACTCAAAAAATTTATAGTCGCACCATCCAATATAAATAAATCAATATTCGGGTTTATTGCCAAAGATAATAAACAAAATATCATCTTTAAAACACGTACATTAACAGATAAGCAACGAAATATAACGGGGTTTAATTGTAATACCGCAGGCAAAAATGATGTTATCAAAAAAATTAACGACCTACCTATCAAATTTGATATTAATTATGATAATGTTTTAAAACAAGGGATGTGTGTCATTTTTGAACTTGTATTCAGAAAACTTGATGAAGAAAGTAGTGGAAAACGATGGTTTTTTGACACTGTTTTACGTAACAAGAATGTAGATACATTTATAGGTGTTTCTCGTTCATAAACTTTCAATATAGAAAATTGAAATTTCCATATTGAATCAAAACTACATAAAAGATAATATATTCATATATTAGTAGCTATGGATAAACAATCAAATACGCAAGGAGTCTATTCGAATGAATTGCTCACCCGAAAAGTGTTTTTAACAATGGACCAGGTCGGACAAAATATAAAACAGAATTTAGAACGAAGTATATCATATAGCATCGAAGGTAAATGCACTCAAGATGGATATATTAAACCTAATTCGGTTCGTGTAAATACATACTCAGCAGGTATTGTCAATAACGAAAAGGTTGAATTTCAAACGGTATTTGAATGCATGGTATGTCATCCAGTTGAAGATATGGTTATTGACTGTAAGGTTAAAACCCTTACTAAAGCAGGAATACATGGAGAAGTCATTGATAATGAAGGCAATATGCCAGTTACAGTGTTTATCGCACGCGACCATCATTTTACAAACAAACAATTTGGAGCTGTTGAGGAAAACAGTGTAATTACAACAAAAATCATAGGTATTCGTTTTGAATTAAATGACCCATACATTTGTGCTATCGGTACATTGGATACCGAGACTAATAAAAAGTAAAAATAATGGTTACATATTTACAAATCGTTTATTCATATTTAGAAATTTCTATCCATTATGTATATTTAATACATAATGGTAAATTTTTTAATGTCAGGACGTGGAAAACCACGTAATACTATCGAACAATCTAAACGTATCGCTGCTGAGAAGGCTGCTGCCGCAGAACAAGCTGCTGCAGAACAAGCCGCCAAAGAACAAGCTGCCAAAGAACAAGCAGCCGCAGAACAAGCAGCCGCAGAACAAGCTGCCAAAGAACAAGCCGCCGCAGAACAAGCCGCAGCAGAACAAGCTGCTGCAGAACAAGCTGCCGCAGAACAAGCTGCCAAAGAACAAGCTGCAGCAGAACAAGCTGCCGCAGAACAAGCTGCCAAAGAACAAGCTGCCAAAGAACAAGCCGCCGCAGAACAAGCTGCCAAAGAACAAGCTGCCAAAGAACAAGCTGCCAAAGAACAAGCCGCCGCAGAACAAGCCGCCGCAGAAGAGAATGATGAAGAACACATCAAGATTGAGCCTGTAGAATAATTTTGTTTTGTATGTTTTTACTTAAAAAATTCCATAATAAATTCAACATACATTTACCGTAAGAATTTAGGTTTAATAATGTAATATCTTGTAAAGAATCTCCATATGTTTTACTAGATATCAGTTTTGCCAATTCAATCCCTAATTTTAATTGTGTAAAATGTTTCCAACCAAATCCTTTACTATCAAATATCCAACTCCACTTCTGTCCTTCCAACGAATCCAATGTATCTTTATAATGCTTTATAATACCAACTGAATCATTGTATTTGATTGCGTTTGCCGGGCATGTATAAAAAGTATGAATTCCATTATATTCACTTACCTTTGAAAATGAATGGCTATTCGGACATTCATCGCATATTTTACAAATATAATTCATTTAACTTTGTAAAATATAAAATTTTAGACTAACAAACGATTCTAAAATTGAAATAATCTACTATATTTTATCACAAGTATAGTAGAACAATGAAACCAATAATTATTGATGGATACAAGGGGGTTATGTCTCTTGATTTAAGTGGGGTTGAACCCAAATATCATAAAATTATGATAGACCAACATGAAGAAGACATAAAAGAATATAACAAATATCAAAATGAATTACCATTACGATTAAGATATGAGAATACTACTGAAAAAGCTAACAAATTATTATATAAAGACACCGAATGGTTAAATCGAATTTCCGATAAAAAACGATTGGAACAATTTGAAGCCGATAAGAAATACCATGAAAGACAGCAGCGATATTTACAAATGTGTAAGTATGATATAAAGAGATGACATAAGATTATATATATAAGATGCCTAAGATTAAGATTGATTATTCAAATACCATATTCTACAAGATTTATTGTAAAGACACTTCTGTAAAGGACCTATATATAGGACATACTACTAACTTCGTACAGCGAAAATACGGACATAAACAGGGTTGCATAAACCCAAAGTCCACGAACTATAATTGTAAAGTGTATGAAACTATACGTGACAATATGGGCTGGGAAAATTGGACGATGGAAATTATTGCTTTCCATAATTGCGATGATTTGATGGCAGCAAAGAGACAAGAGCAACACTATTTTGAAGAATATAACGCCACATTAAACAGCATTGAGCCTTCGCCTCCACGAAAACCAAAAAAAGAAGTTGTAGCAAAACCAAAAAAAGAGGTTTTATATTGTAATACATGTAAAATTTTTTTAGATAGTCAGCAGGCACAAATAGAACATAATAAACGACCTAAACATCTGAAATTGGTACAGCAATCTGAAACTACATCTGAGGAAATTCCAAGCAAACCGGACCAGTTTTCTTGTGAAAAATGTAACTTTAAAAGCAGTAAAAAAAGTAATTATGAATGTAAAGAGTGTGACTATATTACCAGGCGTAAATCACAATATGACCGTCATTTAACTACACGTAAACACGCGTTGACTACAACCGGACTACAGTTAAATACACGTGATTATGTATGTGAATGTGGTAAAGAATACAGTTGTAGACAGAATTTGTTTCGACACAAACAGAAGTGTAACGGAGTAGTACAAGCGCAAACACAAGTCCCACCCCCAGTAGATTCCTCATTGGTAATAGAGTTATTGAAACAGAACCAAGAATTCAAGGAATTGATGATAGAGCAACATAAGAGAATGACAGAACAGCAAGATACAATTATAGAGTTATCAAAGATTATTGGAACACATACTACTATTAATACTAATTCTTAAATCAAATAAAATAATACCAAAAAGAAATGGCTATGGTTTGAAAAAAAGGACATTTTATAAATGTCCTTTTTTGATATGGCCGAGATAGTTTTGTTTTAATATGTTTATAAAATGCGTTTGTGAGGATATCGCAGTATTTTTGGAATTTATGGTTAATTTTTTATTAGCATAAAATTTGTAGGTATATTAATACGGAGGATATTTAGGAACTTTATATCTTCGTATATTATACGAAAATGACGAAAAGTTTGAGTTCATATAGTTCATCTAATTATGAATGTAAAATATGTGAGTATATTACGTGCCGTAAAAGTCAATATGATAGACATTTAACTACAGCAAAACACAAAATACGAACAAATACGAATATAGTAGTTCATACCAGTTCTAAAACATATCAATGTGATTGTAACAAAATATTTAAACACGCGTCTTCATTATGGAACCACAAACAGAAGTGTAAAGGAGTAGTACACGAGCAAACACAAGTCCCACCCCCAGTAGATTCCTCTTTGGTAATAGAGTTATTGAAACAGAATCAAGAATTCAAGGAATTGATGATAGAGCAACATAAGCGAATGACAGAACAGCAAGATACAATTATAGAGTTAACAAAGAATGCAGGAAATACAACAAACAACAACACAATCAACAATACAAACAATACAACAAACAACAAATTCAATCTCAATGTATTTTTGAATGAGACATGTAAAGATGCTATAAACCTAAATGATTTCATTCAGTCAATCGTATTGTCGGTAAATGATTTTATAAAAACAGGAGAAGTAGGATATGTGAGAGGCATATCAGACATCATGTTAGAGCGTATTCGAGAAATGCATCCCCACGTAAGACCAATACACTGTACTGATTTGAAACGAGAAACGGTTTATGTAAAAGATTCTGATGTATGGGCGAAGGAAGATGAAACAAAAACGCATTTAAGAAAGGCAGTTCGTATAGTAGCCAATAAGAACAAAGCCCAAGTGCATCCTTGGATAGCTGAAAACCCTAAGTACGATATATTAGATACACCTGAATGTGATAAATTCTTTGAATATTCCAAAGCATCGTTGGGAGGATATGGAAAAGAAGAGGATGAAAAGTTCGAAAAGAAGATAATCAACAATATATTGAAGGAAACAGTTATTGATAAGAATCTAATATCAAATTAGTTTATCAAAATCATTTAAAGTTTATGTGACTGTTATTATATAATGGCAACCGTAGACGTAAATAAGTTAGAAGATTTAAAAGAAAAAATAGAAGCATTAAGTAAATTTCAACAAGTGGAAATACTAAAAATTCTGTCAAAGAATATGTGTAAGTTAAACGAAAACAAAAGCGGTATTTTCGTAAATATGACATTTTTAGAAACGGATGCGATAGAAGAAATCGAAAAGTACATGTCATATGTGGAAGACCAAGCAGATACATTTCAGACCGCGGAATATCAAAAAGAAGAATTCAAAAACATTATTCTTGAACACGACCAACCCGAAGATACAATCGCATATAGATATGCATAAATGAGATAAAGAGACTTCACTATGCTTACATAGTAACCTATCATGAACGAATTTTATAATAACCTATTTTTTTATGACAATCCACCTATTGAATTGTCACAAATAATTACAAGCTTGAAGCCACATATGTATACAAATGATACCATTTTGCCAGATAAAACCCCACCAAAAGAAGTAAATATCATTGAACCACAAAAACCTCAAGAACAGAGTTCACCCGAAAAAGTGAAATTAGTCCCAATCGATACGATACGTCCAAATAAAAAAGATAGTTTATTTTGGTGTTTGTATATAATTTCATATGGGTATTCCGATTTCATGCAAGTAACTCGAAATCACAGGGTAAGACAATTGGAAGTACAAACAGAAGTGATAGATTTAATTCAGAAGAACAAAAATATAATGAAAAATACAAACATGAAATTTACAAATGTAGCAACACAGGAATTAACGTCAGATTTATTAAGTATAACCAAAGATATTAACTATTGCGTAGCAATGGCACTATGTGTATTATACAAAATCAACATTAATTTGATAGATAGAGAAAAGGGTGTATATATAAAATTTATTTCGAATACTGATATTGAATTACCGACATATGCTATCTACAAGGAAGATACACATATATACAGTGTAGATATTGAGCCATTTACATCGGATAAGATGGAAACCATGAACGAATTAATATGTTTAGAAAGTTATCTGACACCATTAAAAACAATTTCCAATTACAAAATAACTGAGTTAATGGAAACCGCAAGTCAATTAGGGTTGGTAGACAGTGATAAAAAATACAAAAAGAAAGAAATATATGACCTTATTTACAATAAAATTCGTTGGTAGTAAAGATACAAAATTGAAATTGATATAAAATAATATATGAATTAATATATATTATATTATGCCCGAACATACAAATAGGGAACCTATGAAGAAATCCAATTATCAAGATAAACCTGTACGTACAATGAAGCAAAACAAAGAAGAATTTGAACGAATTGTAGGACAGTATTTAGCGAGTAACCCTGTATTTTCTCAAAACAATAAAGTAAGCGAACTTGAAATAAGATTCGGTACAAATCCCAAAGTAGCGAAACCCATCAATAAAATGGGTTACGATAATGTAGTCAAACAATTATACGCATGTGGATTTAAACCCGAAAATAGTCGTGGAAATCAGATATTACGTATACAAAATGAATATGTAGATAATCGTACAGGAGCGACAAAAATGTCAAATATCCGTGCAGAAATCGTAGGTACCGATCTGATTCAAGAATATTGTCGTACAAATAATCTTCAAAAAGTAGTTGATATGCCATCTACGTTGTTTAATAAAATAAAATTCACACAAAAGATGTCAGCATCAGATAATAAAGGTGAATATATCCGTAAATTAGATATGGAGGATTTCAACTTCCGCGTTTCGTATCAAACCGAACAAGATTTCAACATTCAATCTGGTGTAGGAAGGAATATCATATCTAAATGGGTTGATTCTAAAAAGTTATTTCGTTCCATGAATCGTGTGAGATTTTATCATGATGAATATCCTATATTTGCGGATTTAAGTATAGTAAAGGGGTCAAAGCGTATGAATCGTATTCCTGTTCCTCAATATACAATTCAAGAAGCCGAAGTGTTTTCCGGACAAGAAAGTTACGAGGTAGAATTAGAAATAGATAATTCGAAAGTAGGAATGGGTACTGTATATGATAATACTGCGAGTTTGATGAACGATTTACGTAAATGTATTCGTATAATTTTGAGTGGATTACAAGAAAGTAAATATCCAATCCCATATAGCGAACAAGAAACCGTATTACATTCGTATATGCGTATGATTCGCGGAGCAGATTACCAAGTAAAGCGTGTATATCCCAAGGATTTTATTGGTCCTGGTTCATTTACTCTTCAGTTGGAGAATATTATTGCCCCCATAGAGGATTCATCTATAGTAAATATAAGAAATAATTATTGTGTAACAGAAAAGGCAGATGGAGACAGAAAATTATTATATATTTCGAATAATGGTAAAATTTATTTGATTGATACAAATATGAACGTGGTATTTACAGGTTCAAAAACAAACGAAAAAACCATATTTAATAGTTTATTAGATGGAGAACATATACGCGAAGATAAACATGGTAAATATTTGAATTTATTTGCTGGATTTGATTTATATTATGTGAATGGTAAATCTGTTCGTGAATTTCCGTTTATAAATTACTTATTTCAGGATGAGATAGTGGAAGGACAAGAAGAGAGCGAAATCGTTTCAAAGAAATTTCGTCTTGAATTACTAAGTGAACTTATCGAGTTATTAAAGCCTATCTCAATATTAGAAACTGGTTCCACTGATGAAGTAGTCCCAAAGGAGAATAAAAGGTCAAATGATTTAATTGTAAAGTGTAAAGGGTTTAATGCTGCGAGTGAATACGGTAATATATTTGCGGCTTGTTCTAAAAAATTATCGGATATAAATGATGGTCTATTTGAGTATACCACAGATGGATTAATATTTACACCAATGGATTTTCCTGCTGGAGGTAATAGTGTAAACGGTTCCCCAGGACCATTATATAAATCCACTTGGGAAAAATCATTTAAATGGAAACCTGCCGAGTTTAATACAATTGATTTCTTAGTCTCTGTAAAGAAGGATAAAACCGGACGCGATGAAGTACATCATATTTTCCAAGACGGTCGTAATTTGGAGGGTAATCAAGCAGTAATCCAATATAAGACATTAGTATTAAGATGTGGTTTTGATGAAAAGAAACATGGTTATTTAAATCCATGTCAAGATATATTGAATGATAAGTTACCATCACCAGATGACTTGGATAACAATGACACGTATAAACCTGTCCCATTTCAACCAACAAGTCCTTCTGATGAAACCGCCCATTTATGTAATATTATATTGAAGGGAGATGAAACAAATCTATATATGATGACAGAAGAGAATGAGTATTTTGAAGATGATATGATAGTGGAATTCAAATATATAATGGATAATGAAGATGGATGGAAATGGGTTCCATTACGCGTAAGGTATGATAAGACAAGTGAATTACGTGCTGGTATGAAAAATTACGGTAACGCATATCATGTTGCGAATAATAATTGGCATTCCATTCATCAACCAATCACTGAAACTATGATTTCTACAGGAGAAAATCTTCCCGAATACGAACACAATGATGATGTATATTACAATCGTTCAACTGATGAGACAAGTACTCAGGGATTGCGTGATTTTCACAATTTAGTTGTCAAAAAGAACCTAATAATAGGGGTATCAGAACGCGATAATACATTGATTGATTATGCTGTAGGAAAGGCAGGTGACATGGCAAAATGGATTCGTTCTAAATTAAAATTTGTGTTAGGTGTAGATGTGTCTCCTGATAATATTCATAATCAAGTTGATGGTGCGTGTGCCCGATTCATCCGAGCAAACAAAAAATATACAAAGATACCAAAGGCATTGTTTGTAACTGGTGATAGTAGTCGTAATATTCGTAATGGCGATGCCGTAGATACGGAGAAGGATAAACAAATCATTAAAGCAGTATTCGGAAATGGTCCCAAAGACATTTCATTATTGGGTAAAGGTGTATATAATCAATATGGCGTAGCAGAAACCGGATTCAATGTAAGTTCATGTCAATTCGCAATTCACTATTTCTTCAAAAATAAGACGACCTTCCATAACTTTATTCGTAACATTGCTGAATGTACGAAAATCAACGGTTACTTTGTTGGTACTTGTTATGACGGAAAACATGTATTTAATCTTCTTGAAAATAAAAATAAAAATGAAGGTATTACAATAATGAAAAATGAACGTAAAATCTACGAGATTACAAAAATGTATGATAAAACAGGATTCCCAGATGATGAAATGAGTTTGGATTATGCTATCAATGTGTATCAGGAAAGTATTAATAAGGTATTCCGTGAATACTTGGTAAACTTTGACTATTTAACTCGTATTATGGATGATTATGGATTTGTGTTAGTAACCAAAGAAGAAGCAACTGCAATGGGGTTACCAGATGGTACTGGATTATTCTCCGAATTATATTCCGCTATGGAACAAGAGATACATCAATATCCTAATCGTAAAAATGATTATGGTAAAGCACCTTATATGTCACCAGAAGAAAAACAAATATCATTTATGAATCGTTATTTCGCATTCAAAAAGGTACGTAGTTTGGACGTAAAAAAAATGTCTGATATTATATTAAGTAAAGAAGAAAACACACGCACAATAGTGGATGATATAATGGAGGATACTAAAGAAGACGAAGTCCCCAAAGAAGAGGCAGTTAGTCCAATCAAAAAGAAGAAAGTTACAAGAAAATTAAAAAAAGATAAAATTATATTAGAATAGAAAGATTATTTCAAGAATGTAAAAAACAATATAGAAATATTTGTATGATAACTATTAGCTATAATAATTGTTATCATAAATGTCATATTATCAACTACCACGAGTAAATTTTTTTATATCTAAATATATAGATTATGTTGTAGATGATAAGAGTCCTGACATAATGATATCTCATTCATTATCAAGATATTTATATGAGATAAAACAACGACTTGAAACAATAGAACATGATTGGGATATTCATAAAAAGTATACAAATCCATATGAGTATATACATACGAATGTACCTCATAAAAAAAAATGCGTGTCTAAATATAACCCATTATCAAGGTCTTATTTTAAAATGATAGAAATAGTAAATACATTTGGATTACGTTTTGATTCGAAACCCATACACACATTTCATATTGCTGAGGGACCTGGCGGATTTATTGAAGCAATGGTACATATGCGCAATTGTAGTCATGATAGTTATATTGGCATGACAATATTAGACGATAAAAGTGACCCCAATATACCCGCTTGGAAGAAAACCCAAAATTTTTTACAAAAGAATCCAAATGTATATATTGAACGCGGTAAGGATGAAACCGGGGACATATTGAAATTAGAGAATTTCGTATATTGTAAAGAAAAATACGGTTCTTCTATGGAGTTAATAACTGGAGATGGTGGTTTTGATTTTTCAGTTGATTTCAATAATCAAGAAGTACATATTAGTGATTTATTGATGGCTCAAGTGTTCTATGCTTTAATTATGCAGAAAAAAGGAGGTAGTTTTATACTTAAGATTTTTGATTCTTTTATGAATCATACATTAGATTTATTATATATATTATCATCTTTTTACGAATGCGTACATATTGTTAAACCATATACAAGTAGATATGCTAACTCTGAAAAATATGTCGTATGTAAAGGTTTTTTATATTCAAATAATAGTACGTTCTATGATGTATTATATAATGCGTTCGTAAAAATGACTACTAACAAAGGGAAACAAAATGTAAAACGGTTTTTGAATATACCACTGTCTTATCATTTTATAATAAAGATGGAAGAATATAATGCTGTATTCGGACAACAACAACTTGAAAATATACATTATACCATCTCGTTAATAGAAAGCAAATATAAACACGATAAGTTAGAACAAATAGCAAGAACAAATATATCAAAATGTGTACATTGGTGCACTAAATATCACATTCCTCATTTGAAAGATTTATAAAATTTATATTATTGTAAAATTTATAATTTGTTAGCGTTTATCCTTGGATAGAAACATTAGGACAATTACGTTGTTCTCCAGTAGATGTAAATGTGGGTGTTTTTGGAAGTGGGTAGCCGATTTTGTCTTTTACGGTATATCCATTGGCGGGAACTCCATATGCAAGAGCATTCGCGACATGTGGACCAAATGAATTTCTATAACTGGATGCTGAATTTGTAATCGCATTGTATTTCAAACGAGTTATGCGAGAACTGGATGACACCGCACCCTGTTGGGCGTACTGATGATTATTAGGTTTATAATAAACACGGTTATATCGGGGTTTGATAGCAGGTCCATCAACTGAATTTGATGAAACAATATATTCTGTGGTTTGATTGGCAGCAGGATATTGACCGTTTGTAAATCCAATAAGAGCTTTAAAATCATTATCTAATATATCCACAATAGGTATAACTGTTGATTGAGGAATATTCCATACTGGAAGTCTGGTTCCAGTATCAGTTTCAATTGTAGGTTTAACTAACCCTTGTTGGTCTACAATTGATTGTGAAATAGGTTCTATTTGTAATTGGACTAATTTGGTTGATGAATTAAATACAAAGTTGATAAAAAACTTTTTAGAACCATTATCACTATCTACATAATAATGTTCGTTTGAAGTCATTTGTGAATGAAGAACTCTATTTATGTCAGACACCTCGTAAAATCCTTTCTTTAGTTCCACTGTAAATGTTCCATATTGTCCGGCTGGTTCGTCTGCTACTGGTGTTCCACCGCTTGCTCCAGTTGGGTTACCTGCTACCCATTGATAAGTAAATGATGTATCAGCAGATAAATAATGTCGCTTACAATCGGTAGTTGTATTGGTAGTATATATATTCGCTATGGATTGGCTGCTTCCTTGTACTGCGGTAGCATCACCTTCACGGAAATAATGGAAATTATTTTGAGCGAATGTCTTATTGCGGCTATTTAAATATTGTCGTGAATCGGTATAATAGGTTGGCTTATCAGTTGATAAATCAAATTGCTTTTTTATCATACCTGAACTACGAACACGACGCCTTGCGTTTGTTTCAGGAGTTCCTACAACACATTCAGACGCACAATTCCCTATATTTTCACTTGAATTATTGGTTAAATTAAAATCCACAATATTAACTAAACCATTACAAATACTGCTCTTAGAATTTACGATAGAACTACCTGGACGGTTTAGTTCTTCTATAGTAGTTGTATTACGACTGGTAGTACAACTGTCAGTACCAATTTCTTTACGGTAAGTTTTTAGAGGAAGAGCTGAGAAAATATTTTTAGTATTATCACTATAAATCATTCCATTTTTTTTAATATGAGTTACTACTTGATTAAATGTTTGTCCCTTCCATGGAATAATGGGTATTTGATTCATTATTACAGATGACATTATTATATTATATAACAGTATAATATATTACCATGAAATCTTTAAAAAGTAACCATATTATTTTATTAATCGTAATTTTAGTATTTATTACGTTTTTGTTAAAATATAACTGGACTCTATATTCAAATATATACAATCCAATTTCTAAATATGTTAATATGATAGAAGGATTTACAGATGTAACTGATAGTGAAGGAAATAAATTAAATACAACTGATAAATATATTATTTTCAGTGAAATTCATAACAAAGCGTTTCAAGCTCGTGATGATAATACAATAAAAAGTGCATCTATTGATTTATATAATACGATACCTCCAGACAATATGTTATTTAAAATAATACATAATACTGATAATACAGTAGGTATATGGAATATAGGTAAAAAGGGAGTTTTAGGTATGGAAGATGCTAAGTCAAGAACATATTTAAAACCAATGGAGTTTACAACAAGATTACCAACATCATGGACATGGGAACGTTTCAATATAATAAATTATGGTGCTGATAACATAGTTGCAATTAAAAGTGCTTTTTATAAAGAAAGATACTACTATTTACACTCTGATGGAAGTACTCGTGTAGGGCAAGGTGGTAGTTGGGAAAAAGTGAAATTTATAAACTATAGCGTGATAGAAAACAAAAGAAATGAAGAAAAGAAACGAAATGAAGATATTTCCAGACAAGTTAAAACTGATGATGAACTTCGTAGAATAGCTATATATAATGGGGTAGCAAGAGAGAATCAGAAGACAATTGATAATAAACTATATCAGATTGATACATTACAAGTAGAACTTAATAACCAAAAAGAACCCAATCAGTCAAACCAACGTTCTAATCAGATTAGTACACTACAATCAGAAATAAATAAACTAATAACATAATCGTGTAAATAATCAAATGCAAAACCAGTTAAATATATAATCGTTATATATTTAACCATGAATCTTGTATTAAATCATAATGATTTTAACATACAAAATATTAACTTATTAAAAAAGCGAAATAATACGATAATTGAAGGTACATTTACAAAATTTACTTATTCCGATGAAAATTTAACCATGAATGGAATATACTTACAGTTACCCCTTTATAATATGGTACTGAATCACGATGATAAGTTCACCGCTATTACGTTTCAACCATATGATAGACAAAATATAGATTACATACAATATATTACGAATGTAGAAATGGAAATTTTAAAGTATTATAATAATATGAATGCGTCAAATAAAAAATTAATAGGTATATTAACAAATAAACTGTATTCCGGTAATATACGTTCCCATTTAAGCAAACATTCTAAATTTAATAATATAATAACTATAAAAATTTCTGGTATTTGGGAGACCAATAATGAAATTGGATTGGCTGTAAAATTAATACATAATGTAGGTTTTTAGAACATTCTGCCTGAACGTCTATATTGTTTGTATATGCTTGTAGGCACTGTATTTGACTGAGTCGATGGTTGTTGATTACTTTTTAAGTTGAAATTATTTACATCTACAACCCCGGTTTCCTCGTTAATAATATAATTTAGTTCAATAATAGACTCAATTCCATCTGTTCTGGATATATTATATGGTTGAATGTTTGCGTTTCTTTCTAATAACTTAGTTGTGTTCGAATTTAATTTAATAATGTTTCCGTCATTAAATGGAAAGAATTGTGAATAATCAGTTGTAATATTATGTTTTACAGCTCTTTTTTGAAAAATAACATCTTCATACCCCCAATCCCATACATTCGGAAACCCGGATGTTTTTTCAAAATCTTCTGCGGTTATAGAAAATATCCCACCCAAAGCGTATTTAAATCCATAAAAGTGTTTGATTGTTCCGGAAGTTGTATTATAATCAAGTGTTTTACTATCATATGGCATTACATCAATATCATTAAATACAAGTGTTATGTTTTTATAATAGTTTGGATATTGGTTCTTTAAAATTAAAAACCCTATATTTTTCATTGAACCACGATTAAACTTTTGGTTATCATTTTGATGAATATACAAAATTTTATAGTATGTATCAGAATATTTTTCTAATACTTTTAACATTTGTGCGGCAAAAAAGTCCTTTTCCAAGTATTTATCGCGGTATGGTACAATAAATACTATTTTGGGAATATTCTGTTCGAATCGTTCTTTTGCGTTTTTAACTCTCAATTGTCTCGCCCCTACTTTTTCAGTATATTCGTTGTTATTAATTGATTTTGTTACTGGTTCAGGCTCTTCTTCACTATCAGAATTGATTACATCATCATGATTCATCATAGAACTAATATAATCTTCCATAGATAGTTTTGCTGGTTTATTTGAAGATACTTTTGGCTCAGGTTCTTTTACTGGTTCAGGTTCTGGTTCTTTTACTGGTTCAGGTTCAGGTTCTTTTATTGGTTCAGGTTCTTTTACTGGTTCAGGTTCTTTTACTGGTTCTGGTTCATCTTCACTATCAGAATTGATTACATCATCATGATTCATCATAGAACTAATATAATCTTCCATAGATAGTTTTGCTGGTTTATTTGAAGATACTTTTGGTTCAGGTTCTTTTACTGGTTCTGGCTCTTCTTCATTATCAGAATTGATTACATCATCATGATTCATCATGGAACTAATATAATCTTCCATAGATAGATTCGATGTATTTGATTTTACTTTTTCTATAGGTGGAGCTGGTGGCATAGATGATTCTTTTTTAGGTTGGATTGGTGGTTCATCTTCACTATCAGAATTTATTACTAAATCGCGTAATCTTTCTTGTTCTTTGGTTTTCGTCTTACCTGATAATAATCTATCAATATATGATTCCATATGGAATTAGTTAGTATATACAATTAAAAGACATAATTGTATATGCATATTCAATTATTGTTTATTTAAACGCATGTGTCATTGTATCAAAAAAACCTTTATATTCTGGTGAAAAATCTTTGCATCTGGGTTTTCCAAATAAAAATTGCGTGTAATTAAATTTATTATGTCCAAATTCTATTTTTTTTTCACCCAAATAGTGAATAAACCCAACGAGTGTAGTAGGGAATACCGCAAATAATAGATATTTCTGAATCATTCTTATGGTTTCTATTTTCTCTGTAATATTCTGCGTAGGCATTTTATCATCAGCATCGGGACTTACTGTATTATCGCCTATTTTACTACGGTTTATTTGATTTTCGGATTCAATCTGACTTAAATATACATGTGAAACATATATAATAGCAAAAATACCAAAGACGATAAACCAAATTATATAATTCAACTTAGATAAAAACATAAAAAAACCGTACAATAACACTGATACATATACAAAATTACTCGATGTATATAAATTCGGTCGTGTTAATACAACAAAAAACATTAATGATAAAAACCCTAATATGTGTTTTACTATCATGTTTTTTGAAAATACAGCCTGAACTTGGCACGGGAATAATTCACCTAAATAATTAGCAGACATCAATAATGACAAGATAATAAAGGGGTGTGTTAATTCAGGTTCAATAGTAGAAATGAAATCAAACATAGTATATATTATTCAATCATAAAAAAGATTGTATACGAAATTTTGTTCAAGTTACGCATATTTATTCAGTATTGCTTTTGGTAATAGTTTATCGCTAATTACATCCAGCTTCTTAAAACATTTATTAATAGTTACTTCGCTAACACCTGATATTTGTTTAATACTTTGTTTTGTAATAGGCAATCCACAACTTTGAGAAACAAAGTAGATAACTCCGGCGGATATAGCGTGCGGAATGTTATCGGTAATAATATTATTCTTTTCGATTTTAATCGCAACGAACTTAGCAACCATAGTCAGTTCATTATTTATATTTAATTTACTGCAGTACCTCTCAATAAATGAGCTGGGTAAAGTCTGACATAGTTCGGCTTGTTGTGATGGGTCAATACTTCTTTCAATATTATGAAGAATATTTACCGCCATAGAACAACCATTAGTAGCACTGGTTTTATCTAATTTGAAAATCTCAGCAATTTCGTGGGCTGTTCGGGGACACTCATTCAAACGGCATGAAATATATATGGATGCAGCTTTAATACCGTCACGATTCATGCCACGAAACATTTTCTGTGCTGAAATATCTTTGTAAATAATCATAGCGTGATCTATAAATATACGAGGAACCCCTGCGTTTTGAGCCATCACTGTAATAAACTGAAATTCTTCATATAAAGATTTTTCACGATGAGGCATAGATTGCCATTCAGTCCATTTACGTATTTTTTTCATTTCATAGGAAGATTTATTGTTGCATATTACTTTACATCCAAACGACGATTCAACCAATAATGGGTTTATAGGATTACCACATCGTGTAGGGTCTTTTGCGTTTTTATCTTCAGAACCGTAAAATCTCCATTCTGGCGAGTAATCCAAAGCACCTTTGTATATTACTCCGCATGTTGTACCCGTACATGTAGGGAAACCATTTTCCATAATCATGAGTGGAGCCTGACATAGATTACATACTTCAGCATCTTTAGCATATACACATTCAATCACTTCCTTTTGTTTGTCGTGAATATCAGATTTATCGTTATCGTAGATATCCCATAATTTAGATTTGTCATTATTTGAACGATTTACCTTTTTTTTTTGAGTTTTTTGTTTATTTGTTGTTTTAACTAAACCACTATCACTGGTATCTTTAGATAAAACGCAAACAAGTTCGGACATTTAGTTTGTATTGATATTTATTAATACAAATTTATACGCACTTTTTATTTGTCCGTTATTTCTCATTCTTTTTTCAATTTTATATCGGTATATTGTAAATAATGTCATTAGGCGATGCAACCCAAAAAATCATTGGAGACACAGTACAAACAGTAGCAGAACAAGCAAATGAAATAGTGCAAGCATCAAGCGCTCAAGCAGCATATGATAAAGCATTAACTTTAGGAGAACAAATCGCTAATTATACATGTAAAGAATTAAAAGACCAGATACCACCAATGATAACTTCGACTACAAATGAAATTATCAAACAACTAACTGCTAAAATAGATAGTGAGCGATTTACAGATGATTTTATCAATGTGCTTCAAACAAAGCTTTTAGACGCTAATTCTCCTTATTCTGAGAAATTTTTAACTAAATTTGATGAATTATTTGATAGGATTATTAACGACGCAGAAAAAAGACGTGATAAAAAAGAGTATGAGAAAGAAAATGAAAAAAAGAATGGAGAAGGCCCATCATTTGGCAATGGACGTCGTAAGCATTCAAAAAAAAAGAGAAATCAAAAGAAGCCCACCAAACAGACCAAACGTGTCCGCTTTTCTACGAAAAAGTAACTTTCTTTTCCAAATTTTCAAGCATTTCGGGTTTGTAAACTAAAGCTCCGGTAGGTTTATACTCATCTGTGTCATTATATTCACGACGGGCTCTTTGTAAATTATTTTGTTCGCCATTAAATAATTTGCCGTTCATATCTTCTTCTTCTTCTTCGTCCTCTTTTTTTACTATATTGCCTTTTTCGTCGATAACCATCCCGGTTTTATTACGAATTTCAGTTCTTACATAATCAGGTATCCAATTCGCCCACGTTATAAACAATGTCGATGGATGAATATACCGAACATAAAACCCATTTTCTTCCAATTTTGCTACTAAATAACCTATACAATCTCCTTGTTTGTAGACAGGTTCTCCAAATATATATTGCGGTACTTGAAACCAAATATGACTTTCACTTCGTTTGCTTCTGGATGTATGTTTAATGCGACTATGAACTCTGTTTAATAATTTATTGTAAATACTACGCTCTTTTAAGTCACGTTGCTGTTTTTTTTCAAACAACTCATCTATGTTCATTTTTTCAATATCATCTGTTTCATCAGTATGAATAAAAACCGACATTTGTAATATACAAGTATTCAGAAAATATATAAATAAGTCTGACGTATAAATGTATTTAACTAATACGAATGTTCCCCTATAAACACCCTTCCATAATACGCCATATTGTATGTTCTGGTGGCGGAGTTACAGGGTTCTCTTTTTACGGGATATTAAAAGAATGTTATTTACGTAAAATATGGAAATTAGAAAATATAGAAACCATATATGGTACGTCGGTAGGTTCTATTTTTGCTGTAATTCTTGCTTTGAATTATGATTGGAAAACTATGGATGATTATTTGATAAAACGCCCATGGCAAAATGTGTTTAAATTTAATTTATATTCTATATTGGATTCTCTTCAACAGCGAGGTATTTTCGGTATAAAAACAATCGAAGATATATTTTCGTCTCTTTTTTTAGGGAAAGACATCCCGATTAATGTAACTATGAAAGAAATGTACGATATTACCAAAATTGAAATCCATATTTTTACGACAGAAATAATGAATTTTGAATTGATAGATATATCGTATAAAACACATCCAGATTGGAGAGTAATCGATGCTGTATATAGTTCTTGTTCTATTCCGATTATTTTTTCGCCATTGATAAAAGATGACAAATGTTATTGCGATGGTGGATTATTATTAAATTATCCACTGGATAAATGTATTGAAAATGGGGCTAATCCATACGAAATAATCGGATTATGTAGTGATATGACTGTAAATGATGTAGATGTGATGAATGAAAAATCATCATTATTGGATTATGTAATTGTTATACTGAAAAAGGTGATTACCGCATTTTTACCCAAAGTGCAACATGTGATTGAGAATGAGTTCAAAATAGGTTCTCCAGAAATATCAATTTATGACATTGTTACCACAACCAGTAATATGGAAAAACGAATAGAGCTGATACAAAACGGGGTTGATGTAATATCTAATTTATTCACATCAACAGAAAATATTTTAATGGCAAATGAAGATAAAATTAATCCATCAACATAGTATTTACAAAGTGTTCCAAAGTGTTTGTTGTTATTTTAGAATCGAATTCAATTGTATTTTTGTCTTTTACCATTTTAACAGTAGGGTATGATTCAATATCATATTTGCTAATCATATTTTGGACTTTACTATTTTCGTCAGTACAATCTACATCAACACATTTGGTAATGTATCCATTCACTTCTTTATTATTAAACTGCTTCTTGAAGTTTTCCCACTCAGGTAGTGCTGTCTTACAATGAGGACACCAATCTACATGAAAGAACATAACACTAACTTCCTTATTTGTGCGTTTAGCATTTGGTACGTCTGCAAATTTGTTTTCTTTCTTCTTTACAAAATATGTGTTATAACCATAATTAGCAGCATATCCAAAAATGATAGCTGCGATTAACATTACTATATACTTATAGTAAGGTCCAACTATTTTGGTGACAACTTCGAATAATCCAGGCATTATATAGATTATAGATATACTTTTTGTATTGGAAAAACGAATAAAATTTAGTAAATAATATTTTGTCAATGGATTATAACTTAAGATGGGTAAAACAATAAAAAATAAGAAGACATATTCTCTAAATGATTATAATAGCGGTGATGGTATGTTAACCAGTGTATGGGGTCCTGGTATGTGGCATTCACTGCATACTATTAGTTTCAATTATCCGATAAATCCGACTAAAACTGATAAACGAAATTATCGTGACTACATATTAAATATGAAATATATATTGCCATGTGGTAAATGCAGGAATAATTTACGTGATAATTTAAAAAAGCTACCCCTTAAAATGAAACATATGGAAAACCGTGAAACGTTCTCGAAATACGTGTATGAGTTACATGAACTGATAAACACTATGTTAGGTAAGAAATCTGGATTATCATATAATGATGTACGAGACCGATATGAAGATTTCCGTGCTCGTTGTACGATATCTCTGAAAGAAGTAAAACCAAAAAGAAAAACTCATAAGAAAAAAGAAAATGGATGTACTGAACCGTTATATGGAGAGAAATCAAAATGCATACTGAAAATTATACCTAATACCGTCAAAGAAGACACTTTCCAGATTGATGAAAAATGTGTTAAGAAGGTAATTGAATGATGATATATTTAGTAATTTGTAATTATATCATTGCCACAGCGGAAATATATTTTAATTTATATATACGAATAGATATAAATGACAGATATTTTCATAGAGAAACCACCTACTAAAAAACCCAAGTATATACCTTTTTGGGGTGAGAATCCAAATGTATTGTTTGCATCTAAGCATGTAATGGAGTTTTTTCCTACCGAGAACATGACATACGAACAAAAATTAAATTCAGTGACCCGTACAATCATTATATTGACACTCATTAGTACCATTTTGTACGGTGGTGTTCGTCATTTAATCATAGGAGCTATTACCATTGGTTCTATTTTCATTCTTCATTATTATCATCAAAAAGAGAAAGTCAAGGTTGAATCTAAAAAGGTGATTGAAGAGGTAAAAGAAGGGTTTGGTAATCCAGCAATGGATTTTTTAACACAGGATGGTGAAGAAATCCCGTCTGATATATTTGATGAGCCTGAACCAAGCAATCCATTTAGTAATGTTATGATGACTGATTATGATTACAATCCTAATAAAAAACCTGCTCCAGCAGCATTTAATCAAAATGTAAATGATAAAATTTTGAAAAGTGCTAAACAAATGGTAGAAGAATCTAACCCAGATCAACCAGATATAGCAGGCAAATTGTTTAAAGATTTAGGCGACCAATATGTATTCGAACAGTCATTACGACCATTTAGTTCTAATCCAAGTACAACGATTCCTAACGACCAACAAGCATTTAGCGAATTTTGCTATGGAAGTATGATTTCTTGTAAAGAAGGCAATAATTTTGCATGTGCCAGAAACTTATCTCGCCATACTAATTAAAATTTTAATTTCTATATAATAATTACCTTATATAGAAATTCATTCTCTTACTATAGTATAAATACAAGATGTCAACAGTTAGCCCTTATTTGTTTAATAATACCGACCGTATTGGTTCTGATAAAAACGACCAAACACAAAATAACGTTCATAATACAAGATATGCCAATCATAACCTCGCAAGCTTTTTTAGCGAGAATACTTCATCTCAACACGTTGATTTTGCCGTTCAACAACCCACTATGACTTTTAGTGGTATTTCACATGGAAATGGTCTGAATGGCAATGTTATTGACACTGAGTCCAACCTTGTTATCAAGACCGAGCAGACCAAGCCATTTGAGAAATTACAATTATTTCAACGTCCTTTCGCAAGTGTCCCTTACTTAGGCCGTGGTAGCTGTGACCCTGCTTTAGAAGCCCAATTACAACACGGTGAAGTGGTTTCAGGAAAGAAAAGTGTATCTACTATTATGGATAAATCCTTCTCTCAATATCAACTGTATCCTACCGATGACAAGATGGAAGAACGTGTTAACGACGCATCTTACACTGTCGAAGAGGCTGCCCTTGATGGATGGGTTCGTGGAGGCAAATCTACTCGCGAAATGTCGAATGACGAAATCATGCAGCAAAATAACCGTCCCAATGGAAATTTTTAAGCTAATATCGTAATATTCATATAGTATATTTTGTACTATATGAAGTGTTGGATTCTTAGGTTTCTGATTTACAGTAAAACACGGTGTATTACATCCACATTACAAAAATCTTCATAATTAATTTGCTTTAAATTTGGGTATTTATTAACAAATAGTTCATCCAGTTTATAACTTGTTTCTGATAAAACATTAAAACCAGCTTCTAATAATCTATTACAACGAATATGTTCGAAAATATTTATTGATTCATAATTATATTCAGCATGGATATTTAATATAACTTTACATTTTGCTAACTCACTATCACGGTCATTTCTCCATCCAGTAATTTGATTTACTTTAAAGTGTGTAGTTATATAATCTACTACACGTTTTCGTCGTGGATGTAATATGTTATTCTCTTTACTTGAACCAGACCCACAAATAATACCAAAATCATATTCTTTATTTGTTTGAGCGTTCAAATTAATAAGGGTTGTTAATTCATCTTTTCCACAAGTGTATGGTAAATACGTTTTATCTTGAATATTAATTTTATTTTGTTCTAACATTTGTAAGTTACTCTTACTATAGTCATAATATTTCCAATTTGGATATGTATTTAAAGTGTTTATAATATTATCTAATCTAAATTTGAGATTTAATGGTTCAGTATTTAAAAAACTAAATTCAGTATTGGGTAATTGAATTATTAACTCATTATCAAATACTTCATATACAAATGTTATTTTTTTAGGTTGATTTATCAATAGTTCTTCTCTATTATTGGTTAAATAAATGAAATATTCTGGATAAATGATATTTAAATTATCAATATATTGTTCGACCATTGCACCTAAAAAATGTGAAGAATGATAAAACACCCAAGGTTCTTTATACGAATCTATCATCTTAGTCCATTCGTTCGCTCTATTTTTCCACGAGCATGATGATGCGTATTCTTTACCTTCTTTCTTCAACATGTTTTTGGTTTCAGTTGTCAAATTTAATATAGATTGTATTTCTTCACCAATATTTACAGGTATACCATAATTACCTAGAGTATCATTTAATCCAGCAATAGGGTAATATAAACAAACCACTTCATTCATTAGCATTTCTAAAGCAGTAATACAAGATGATTCCTCAACTGTATTTGTATATAACCAATATTCAGATTTAGACATTAATTCATATAATTCGTTTGTATTGAGTTTTCCGTGATGAATAATCGATTCGTTTGATAATATTACCTCATTCATTTTAAAGTCTTCATTTGATGATGGAAATGGATGATACGAACAAATATCTAACGTCGCATCTGGTATAACATATAATATATCTTTCCACATATTCAATAAAACGGATAATCCACGGTCACTACACGAAGACCATATGAATTTATTTGGTATTTTTTTATTATTAGAAGTAAAATCCTCCAACTGAATACCATTATTTATAATTTTTGTTTTATTTTTGATGGATGGGTAAATTTCGACTAATTTATTTTTATGCCATTCGGTTAGAGCAACTATCCCAGTAATATTTTTATTATTTTTTACTAGTATATTATTAATATTACTTATATCTTTGGGACTATTATTCCAAACACGATTTATTAACCCGTGACTATCGTGACTACATACATATAAATTTTTACAAGAATAAAACGGATAATCTTCAAAGAAACAAAGGTATCTTGATATTATGATTGTATGAAATGTTTGTGTATTTAATAATAGCTGTAATTTGGATGCATTTACATATTCAACATTATCAACAATTTCATCAATCACATCTCCACTTATAATGACTTTATACTTAGATGATAATTCTTTCCCGATACATGCAACCGCTTTTTCTGAACCTCCAATAGAATTAGTTTGTAAATATGTATAATTCCATGATGTATTCGCAAAGCCAGTATAAATTAAAATTGTATTATTATCATTATCATTAGACATAGATGGTTCCAGTGTATAATTTTTATTAATAAACAATTCATCGTATACCGGTCTGCTCCTTATTGTCAGGTCTTCATTCATGACTCCAACTGTTCCAGCATTGGTATTTATGTATTTTACAAACTGGTTAAATTGAGATTCTAATATGGTGTAGTCAATATTTACGTCGTCATTATGTTCGTTATCATACACCTTAAAATAATGTTCTGTTTTTTCTCGCGTTCCAGATAATCTTTCTTTGACAGCGCCGAAATTATTATATAATAGCGGTAGCCCCGAGTTTATTATTTTCGTAAGTAAATATCCATATGTTTCACCCCATTCATTCAGTAGTAAGAAACCATTAATATTGTATTTCCTTATAAAATCATAAAACTCAACTTCTTTGTAATATGGAATGTTCTGTCCTACTATTTGAAATTGAATGGTACCACACTCATATTTGCTTTTTAAATAATTCACGTATCTTTCACCTTTGAATTTACATAGTGGAGAGAACACGCCAATATTCATACATTTTTTTTGTATTTCGGGTATGTTTTTGATTCCAACTTGAATGTTATAGTCACTTGGATAGCACACTATAAAATTAGATGAGTCAAAATGCTTTGAATATACATCATGTGTAAATTGAGAATTCATAATCACTTTATCAGCTAATAACAACAGTTCAGTTATATCGGTCGATACATCAATATTGTTACTTAAATACGCAGATGGTATATCATATGTATATTGATGCTGGTCTTTACATAGCCAAATAAAATCATGTATACTAATAAATAAGTTGAATTTATATTTATTACGAACATCGATAATGTCGGTAATTTTGATATCACAATTTAACAAATTTTGTATAAATAGTATGTCTTTATTACTATAATCATTTTTGTATAACATTTCCTTATTTTTTACAAAAATATATTCATAGTTGTCATACATTGTTATAATATCATTAATATATTTCTCAACTCCTCCTTTTTTATTATTGTGAATAATAAAAACTTGTTGTTTTGTTGATATTATGTCAGTATTGATATTTTGTATAATTTCATAATCACAATTATCGTTTTTATACATCATTTTAAAATATTTAATCAATTCTTCGTCAGAGCAACCTTTATAACAATAGCATTTCATTCTACCAAATCCCAAGGAATTCAACTTAACCCATAATTCTTGCGTTGTTATTTTATTACTTAACACCAAAAAATCGTTTTTACTATTTTGGTATAATTCTTTCAATCTATTATTGTCAATAGCATCATTAATAATACAATATTGTTTATTGTAATCCAAATTAATTCGAGAGTTCATTATTTTATGTTGATATTCAGGTCCTCGTTTCCAAATATCAGATTGATTCGTAACATACTGTGGGTCTTCATAAGCGTCTAATTCTTTCATTTTATCTTGAACTCCATATTTAGCATAGAACATAGGACTAATATACTTGGGACCAATACGATTAATTTCTGAATTCCGAATCGTAGAAAAATTATTTCCTTCGTTATTCATATATTGAATATATTGTGCTTTATTATTTTTCACAACCTTGTATTTACTACAACATGTTCTGAGAAGAATTTCATAATCATCACATATCGGCAAATATTCAGAATAATTTTCGAGTTCCATTAGCACCGCACGATTCCAAATACGAGGATGATTTGGTAAACAACATAAATGACTCAATGTGACATTATTAATATTTGGAGTATTATAAATAAATCTCCACTGATTGTCAATTAATTCACTATAATATCCTCCATAACCTTTACACAGATTGGTATCCGTATATTTACAATTTTGTCCATCACGAAATAAATGAATAGTATCACCATATACAAATCCTATTTTTGGGTCTGATTGGAAAATATTATAAGAATCCAATAAACAATCTTTTAGTATCTCATCATCATGATCCATTTCTAATACATATTTACCACGACATAATGATATAGCTTCGTTTTTAACATTACCTATA